AATGGGCGCAATCAAGATATCCGGCTCGACAAACTGAATGGTCGTGTAATCCTCCTCGTCCTTCACCCACAACTCGTGAAACTCGACCGTCTCGGCACCGATCACCGGCCCCATCACCGAATAGTTCGCATCGTTGCCGATCTGCACGATGCCGCCCGGCAACGTATTCTGGTTCACGCCAGTCTGAAGCTGGGAGGTGGACAAGACCTGATGGAACATGCTGGCAGGATCGGACACGACCGCACCCTTGCGCGAATGTGTCTTGATCCGCTCGTAAAGCTTCTTCTTGTCGTCCAGATGCCAGATGCGCCGCCAGATTTCCGGCATCGTCAGGACGGACGTTTCGCAAAGCGCCTCCTGCTTGGCAAGATCGTTCTCATCCTCGCGGTACACCCCGAAATTCCACGGCATGACCAGCTTGCGCTCATAGCTGATCTTCTCGTTCTTCGGCTCCCCGCTCACTTCCGGCCACTGCTTGAGGATCGCCACGCCGTACTTGAGCGAGTCGAACACGCCGCGACCGAACGTCGTGTCGGTACTGGACAGTTCCCAGCTTCTCGTCAAATGCCCAGCCACTATCTTAGCCTTCTCCAGAAAATGTGGCGGCACGGGCTTCTCAAAATCGATCGCGAAGCGCAACTCCACCGGGCTAAACAGGTGCGCGGCCGTGCGATCGAGAATCTTGTAGAGAAGGTTGATGAGAGATTTCTGGTTATCGTAGCGCCCCGTCTCTGCCAGAATGCTCATCAGGCGGTAATAAGCAGAACGCGGCCCCGCGCTCACGCGGCACTGCTCCACCAGCTCCTTCGCGAGATCGATGATCTCATTCTTGTTGGTGGGCACGGGAATCATTTACCAAACGCTCTCTGAATCATGCTTTGTGCTTGCATGCCCGCCCGCGGCACGATACCTCTTTGCGTATGGCCGTTGACCGTCACTTCGCCCGACGCAATGCCAGCGCCAAGCTCGGCACCGTTGGACTTGAAAGGAGCGTCAAGCGAGGCAAGTCCAAGCCGTGCCGCCGCCGCCCGCGCTTCGGTGTCCTTGGCAGAAATCTCGGCATCGCGCCGATCGTTCAAGTCGGTGATCTTCAACCCCGCCATCTCCGATACTGGCACGCCGGCCGTCTCCGCTGCCAGTTGCGCCCTGACCTCTGACCCCCGCTCCATGTCCCGGTAAAGCTTGTCGTTGGCTTTGGAAGCGGCAGAAAGGAAAGCGGGAAGCACGATGGCAGTCGCATCCTCCGCGATCGAAGTGTCGAACCCGCACAACGGGCACGCCTTGGGGTAACCCTTCGTGGGCTCCCACGGAAACTTGTCGCCGCACTCAGGACACTTTGCGGAAAACTTTGCCATACCGTCTCGTCTTGGTTCGCAGCTTGAAGTGTTGATTTACCTTGCACAAGTAGTCGTACAACGATCCATGACCGACGCCACATTTTCGTTCAATCTCAATCGTCTTCATTCCTAGCAGGTAATCCGCAATAGCGCCAACAATCAAGGTTCGGTCAATAGCTGGAAGGCTACCTGCCATAGCGCCACCGTTGCCGGCTTACATTGCGTGCCGCCATCACGCGTTCCATGCGCTTGCCGGCAAAGAACTGCTCAAGATTGTTCTGGTTGAACAGCGTCACCTGGTCCACGATGCTCAGCCTTCGCCTCGCCGCTTCCGATTCGCGCGTCATCTTCCGCACGATGAGATCGCGCCGTATCTTGGTCTCCCAATAATACGACGCCAAGGCGATCGCCACAACCCTGTCGTCTTTGACCCCCGGCGGCGCCCCGATCGAGTCGCCATCCCGGCTGACCCGCACCATCTCCTTGATCAATTCCATGGAACGAATGCGCAAGTTGCCGTTGGACGTGAAGTCCCGCAGCCGCTCCATAATGAGAATCTTGCGCTGCAAATCGGTCTTGAAGTGATAGTTGTGCCCCGTGCCGATCGCATCCACGCGCGAATAAATGTACTGCGTGACGTTGCGAAAGATGTCGCGCAAGCCCTTGGCGTCGAGCTTCTCGAACTGATAACCGTTCTCGACCTGGAATTTCAGGTCTTTGAGGGAGTTGAGAACCGCTTGGCCGGGGCCGTTGAGTTCCAGGATATATCGCACCTGCCCTCGTCCTGCCCCGTACCAACCGAGTAAGGATGCAATCGCCCAAGAGAGCTGACGAGTGGTAACAAGCGGCCACGCATATTCTGCCACTTGGTCGATTCCATCGGCGTAGCACCGCAGCACCTGGATCGAACTCCGACAATTATGTTCGTTCTCACCGTATGCGGGATCGATTCCCACCACGTATACCCCGTCATGATCGGGTTCCTCCCATACTTTCAGCTCGACCGACTTCACGTTGTCGGCCTTGAAGATGCGCATGTCGGCAAACTCGGCACCGCAATGATACATATACGTCTGGAAATCATCCGAGACGAATCTGTTGGTGAGATCGGTGAGGTTCTCGGATGCAAAGAAAGCAGAGCCCGTCTGCTGGAACGCCTCGCTTTCCGTCCACGGCTGCTCCTGCACCGCCAGCGGGTCGGCGTCGAACTCGGGGTCTGAATCTCCCTGTGACTGCGCTGCCGGGTCCATCTTGCGGCGTATCCATGCGAGCTGCTCGACCGTCACGTCGTAGTCGTACAATTCCTTCACCTGCGCGATCTTCTTCGCTTCCTTCTCGGAAGGCGGGAAGGTGCCATAGAGCGCGAAGTCGGGATGTGTCTGCACTATTTTCTGGCTGTCCTTGCACCACCAGCCCAGAAAAATGCACTTGCAATGCGCGGTATCCTCGCGCGCCGTCTCCCACATGTCCGACCACGCATTGAAGCCGCGAGCGGTGGACTCGTAGATGTACAGACGATCAGGATGAATTTCGCTGTATGCGTTTTCCAACGCTATGACACCTTGCGGATTGTCCCACGAGCAAAGCTCGCTAGCATGCACGACCGTCAAGTCGGTCGAACGCCCAAGCGTACCGCTGCCCTTGGACTGACGAACACCGGCCGACATGAAAAGGATGCTGGACTCGTTCGCGAGGATCATGCCCTCGCGATTGTCCTTTTCTACCTTGGGAAATTTGAGATGCTTGGGCAGGTTGTCGATGACCGACTTCAGCTCAACGTGCGCCTTGGACTTGTTGCTGTCGGTGTCAAAGACGATGGCGCCCTTGAGGCCGGGGAAGACGCCCTGCAGGAAAGCGATGAGCACGCGGATGAGCGTGGAGATGCCGAGCTGGCGGGACTTGAGGATGTAGATGAAACGAATGTCGTCTTCGAGCGCGTCAAAAATCTCGGTGATCGCGTAGCGCTGCCCGTAGAACAGGTGCTCCCCAAGATTAATTTTCCCTAAGTCCTTGCTGTTGACGACGCACTGCGCGAGATACGCGTAAAAGGCGCGCTCCACAGTCTCACGCTTGTGGTGGGACCAACCTGTCATGCGAGCAAGCTACCCCGCTGGCGCAAGATAGGCAACCGGCTACGCGTGTATCACGAACCCAAAAGCGTGCCAGCCAAGCAGGAATAACAGAATGAACATGAGCAGTTCGCTGGCATACAGCCAAGGCCCGGTCATGCCACCCCAACGCGTTCCAGCCCACGAGAAGAACCACAGGATCATCAGGACCCAGAACAGCAATCCAATTGACCTGCGAACCTCCTACCTAGTTATGGACGCGGTCCGCCTCGACGGCTTACGAAGTGCCTAGATGGACGCATGACCGCGAGCGAGGACGGTCCAAGGCACTTACCGCCAGAATCGGCTTGGGATTGCGTTTCCCCACAAATCCAAGCCGATTAAGTGACCTTCGTATTGATGACGACGGAAGTAAGCACTTGCGCCGCCGCCTGCACGGTGACCGATACCAGCGCCTTGAAGGCCACGCCGCCCACTGACAGCGCAAGGTCGATCTCGTCCGAGCCCGCGGCTATCGCGGTCGCCACCGCCGTCAAGCCGTCAGGCGCAGCCACCAACGTCTCGGTCGCCGGGGTGGTGTTGGTCCAGGTTGGCGGCGCGTCCGGCGTGGGCGTAACCAGCATCGGGTTGCCGGCGGCGTCGAGGAAACCGATGCTGCACTCGATCTTGTGACCTACGGTGACGGTAACCATGAGATGTGCCCTTTCGCGGCATTCGTGGGGTTCAGGAAGCTCAAGGATGATGCCGACATTATCGACAGATAGCACGACGTAGCCATAAAGGCCATACCTGAAAATATGCTCGCGGCCTTCGTAAAAACGAAAGAGGTGCCAGCTTCGATGCCGTTCGTGCTTACGCATACATGCTACCTCTGCCCAAAACCTTGTTGCCGCCGCTTCTCCGCTTCTGCGGAAGCGAGAAGGATGTCGATCTTGGTGCGGATCGTGCTCCAAAACATCGCCAGGTCCGAGTTGGGATCCAGCATCAGCATCTCGATCGGCGGGCTTGTGCCGGGCGGCACGATCACCACCGCTCCGCCGAAGGGGTGGTTGTGGTTGTCCGTCACCCGCTTCGCCATATCCTCGAAGTGCTTGGCGGGATCGTTGGTGCGAGATTCTACAAGGGGTTGGTTCATATTTTTATCTTCGGCCTTGCAACATATTCGACGCCAATCTGTTGCGGTCCATGCCACCCAAATGTACCAACCTTTGCCGGGTCGTCGGTGTAGACCCACGCAATGCGAACAACGTCGTTTTCCGCATAGTAGCTATCGCCTTCCCGCCAACGACGCACTGGTCCTAAAAAATCATCGTCAAACATAACGATGTCGGAAGTTCGATTTGATCTCGTCGTGCAACGCCCGTCCCACCGAAGGCGCATTCGCAACCTGATTGGCGGTCTGCTCATCCACCCCCTCGTAGGCGGATACGCGACCGTTTTTCCACGCCACGATCAGCTCCTGCTTGTCGGAATCGTACTCGATCGAATCGACGTGGGAAGAAAAGACGTTTTTTGTCCAACTCATTTCGCTCTCCTCAACTTAAAAAGCCTGCACCACCCGTGCGGCAGGATCGAGCCTTGCACCGCAGTGCAGCCGGACGGCGACACGAACATGGTGCATTTCTCGCAACGCTGCAGCGCCTTAGGAAAGTTCTGGTAGGACACCTCGGTCTTGGTCTTCTTCACCACACAAACCCTTCCTTCGCGTCGCTCATCATCTCGTGCAGCATAGGAAGCAGAACGTCGTCCCGATCGGCGATCTCTTCGTCGCTGAAAGCGAGAAAGGGAATTTTCAGGAACGTTCGATCCGGCTTGTAGTGGGAATTGTCTTGCGGCACCCGCCACAACAGCACCCTGCGCCGATCGCGCTGATGCTCGCCCAGATGCCAGAACTCGCCCCGCATCTCGTTCCCGAAGGGCGCGCGAATATGCGCGTGCCGGTCAGGATGATCGAAGAAGAACCCCACGTCCTGCTTGTCGATCCAAACCTTGGGGATGTTGACGTTACTCATCGCTCAAACGAAGCCCGTGAAGTTGCGTGGCTCGATTTTTTCGCATCCAGTGGTAGACCAAGGAGGCAGCCTCAAGTACATGCTTCGGCACATCAAAAACAGGGACGCGAGCAGGTACTGCTATATTGGGAACGTCCATGGCGTCCGAGATAGGCATCACATCAGTCATCGTAAGCGTGCGGAACCCCCCATCTGCAGATACTTGCTGCTTGATTTTATTCACTGCAGTCTTGAACGCGTTCATATCTTCCTGCTCGCGCTTCCCGCACGCCGCCCTGCCAGCGACCGTAATGCTGCAGTTGAAGTTGTCCCCGCCGCGCGACTGGAGAAAACCTTTCGCAACAAGGCTCTCGACCGGCTTCTGCCAGTGCCCGATCGCCATCATGGATTCGCCCCGCGATGCAATCAGCAGAACCGTCAGCTCCTCCTCGGAAAGGTTCATTTCTGCCTCGTTGTCTACTAACTCGCCCATCTGCCAACCCATGATGCTACCTCCAGATGCTCGCTACGTCGCTCGGTGAAGAAAACAGGACGTTCCAGACGTGATCGACCACGACAGTCTTGCGCGGCGGCACCAGCTCGGGGTAGGCGCCATCCGGGTAGATCATGAAGGTATCATACCCTTGCACCCGCATGTAAGCCCGCAAGCTGTCGGGCGAGCACATCATCTGCGCGAGGCCAAACTGGTTCACCTCCGCCACGACGAACGGCGGGTGCTGCACCGCCAGCACATTGTTGCCCCCCTGCAGCACGCGCTCCTCTGAACCTTCCACGTCGAGCTTGATCAGTCGCAAGGGGGACGGGGAGATGCGGTTGAGGGTCGTGGCTGGCATCTTATCTCGAACAGGAGATGTGCACTGCGTGTTAATATTTTCATGCCAGTGTTCAGGAGGCCACAATGCGTGGCCGCCGCTGCTATCGAAATTTTTATAAAACGTAACTTCCTCCGCCCGAGCGAACAGCGGCTGCTCCACGACAGTCACCATCGACGCTGGAGAAACGTTAAGCTCAAGATTTTTCTTGAGCTTCGACAAATTATCTATCCCCGGCTCCACCGCCACCACTTCACCTGTTGGTCCCACAAGCTGGGAGGCGAGTAAAGAAAAGAACCCCACACACGCGCCTGCATCCACCATCTTGTCGCCAGGACGCAGCGCCCGCATCATCACCCACGCCACCTCGGGCTCGTAGCACACCTGCTTGTTGCAGCAGTCGATGAGGTACTGGTCCGACACGAAGTCGGGATCGAGCAACATCTTGAAGCTGATCTGGCGGCCGTCGGGATGGCGGAGGGAAATTACTTGCTCGGTCATGTACGAATCACCTTATTCACGCTTCCACCGACTTCAAACCACATATTGAACCCTTCCGCGGTCGTCTCAAACATCACCTTTGGTACGCGTTCCTTCAAAATCAAAAAGCGCTTCGAACTCGCGTTCAAGTATTTCTCAGGGTTCTTGATCTTGACCGGCTTCAAGCCAGTAGCCCTCTTCAAAAACCGCGCCCAATTCTTCACGCCAGCATATAAGCCCGGTTCGAGTTCAATGCCGTTCGCACGCTGTCTCGCGTTCTGCGCCTGTCGATAACGCTTACCCATCACTGCACCTCGATCCACCTACACTGCGCCCAAAACCATGTCCAAGACGAACGTGGGATGTGCGAAGGACGCTGGACTACCATGCCGCAAATCGTAACCGAATCGAGTTGCGGCAGGATATCCGGCCCCGAATAGGTCACGACTTTGCGCGCACCTTCATCGCCAGCGCCTGCTCGATCCTTTCGAACACCGGCTCCCACCTTTGGTTTTTTCCTTGCGGGAAGATGCGATGATTGGGTGTCCATATCCTGTCCTTCTCCGGTTCATGCCCTAGGCGGTAGTCGCGCCCCAAAAATGAGTAAGGTATCCAGCACTCCTTACCGATCGTCGCGCAAATATGCCCGAGCGCCGATTCGCACGTGATCACAAGATCGAGATCGCGCAGCAACGACATCGTGTCCACCACGTCGCGCACATAGCTCGACAAATCGCGGATGAAGGCAGACGCACCAAGATCGTTCATCTCCTTGATCTTCGCCTGATCGATCTGCAGCGAGTAGAGCTGCACGCCCTTCACCCGCGCCAGTTCGAAGAAGTGCGTGAGCGGGATCGAGCGATGGCGGTTGATCAGGTTCTGCTCGCTGCCCGCCCATGCGATGCCCACATGCAGCTTCTGATCCGCTACCTTCCAAGAATTTTTAGACATAGGCCAAGAATCTGAAGATGCGACGCGATATTCGTTAGGCGGAATTTGAATGGGCGGCGCAATCCTTATCTGCTCGTCCGTCAGCTTGAGCGCGAAAGGGAGGCTCACGAACGTCGTCCACGCATCCGCCTCGGGGTAGGGGCACTGCACCTGATAGGGGATGATGTTGACGTTCTTCAAGAACATGAAAGCGTGCTGGAAGAGGCGTACAAGTTCAGGCTGGACGTAGAGATGCAAGTACTTGGCGGTGCTGGCGGCCAGAGGCACAAAACGAGCGAACGAGAGCGTATCTCCGAGTCCTTGGTCGGCAACAAGAAAGACAGTCTTGTCGGGCTCTCCCAACCACTTAGGGTAAGGATAGTGAAGGAAATTGTGTAGGGCGTAAGCATAGCGGCACTCGAACTCACGGAAGCCCTCCACAAACTGGCGGTTGAAGAGAAGCGCGAAAGAGAGCGACATCTGCCCTGCAAGGTTCTCAGGATCGAGTTGCTTCCCGATACGCGCCGATCCGACCGCTGCCGCAGGCGAACCAAGCTGCCCCTGGATGGTGGAGAGGTTCGTCCATGCTGCTGCATTCTTGGGGTTGAGCTTGGTCGCTTCCGTCAGTGCCGCGTAAGCAGCATCGATCTCACCAATCTGCGATAGGCCCCACCCGAAATTGGAGAGAACCTTGGCGCGATCATGCGGGTGCTCGATCTCGCAAGCGAGAGCGCGGCGCCAACAGGCAACCGCCGCGTGAAAGAGCTTGATGTCGTTGTGGTTATTGCCGTGCTGATACCACGTCAGCCACCATGAAGGGTCGGCGTAGCAGGCGGCCGAAAACAGCTCATACGAACGCTTGGCGTTAAGCGAATCGCTGTTGTCCTTGCGGACGACATCCGCCTGCTGGTAGAAGCGCGTAGCGGTGGCGCGGTCACCCATCACTCGCCTCAACGCGATGATAAAAATGCTTCTCCGCTTGCTGAACGCATTCCCTGATTGCAGCCTTTATCTGCCACGCGCCGTAACCATCCACGTCCTTAAATTTTTCAGCTGCTTCTTTCCAAAAGGAAACTGAAGCCGTCAAGGTAATCGTGGCGTTGATGCTGTCTACACTATCGAGTTTGAACCTAGCAGTGAGGCCGGAAAACTGTTGGTCTTTCACGCTACCTTCTCCTTCACCAACGCAAACACCTGCCCGCGATTGAACGGGCGGCCATGGCGGTTATAGACGCCGCGGGAAGTCAGCTCGCGCACGATCTCCTCATACCCCATCCCCTGCGCCTTGAGGTCGCGCATCTTGCCGATGTTGCGCTGCTCCATAACATTCTCTACCAGGAAGGCGTTCTTGCGGTAGCCGGTCTTGCGGTAACCGTAGGGGACCGCGCCCAAGCACCCCCCTGCTTGCCGCTTGGCCTCGCGCCCCGAAGCGGTGCGCTCGTTGATGCGGTCACGCTCGAACTCCGCCACCAAGGCCAGCATGGAGAAGAACAGCTTGCTCGCGCCATTCTCCGTCACGACCGTATGTCCCATGTCGGCCAGAACGAGGCCAACCTGACGCGCCTGGAGGTCCTTGAGCATCTGCAACGCGTCCAACGCCGACCGGAACAAGCGGTCGAGCTTGGCCGCCACAATGATATCTCCCGGCTTCGCCGTTTCCAGCATCACGGCGCCCTGCGGGCGGTTCTGCAGCGACACCGAGCCCGAGACGGCAGGGTCGGAGTAGAACACGATGTCATACTGATCAACGCCGCGCATCATCGCCACGCCGCGGATCATGCGCTCCTGCTCCGCGATGGTGGAACCATCCGCCTGGTCGGACGTGGAGCAGCGGGTGTAACCGAACAACATAGTCAATAGCCTTTCCCATAATCGTAAATCGCCAATAGTTCATCGTTGGATAGTGGCGGCACAAATCCACGATCGGTATCGACCATTTCTTTCTTGCGCGGATTTACAAGGCGGCGATTAGACGGAGAAGTGGAATCCGTCCAAATCTCAAAGCTTTGACCACGGAGTTCAAAATCAGGACAAAGGCAGTGCTCGCTCATAGACCGTAATGTAGTGCCTTTGACTACGTTGTCAAGGGTTATTTTTGGATAGCGTCAATCTGCTCCCTGATTAGGCTCGAAATACCGATCCTTGGTTTTATCGTATCCAAAAGCCTCTCCCGTCACCGGGAGAGGCTGCGTTTTATCTTCTCGGGGTGTCGAATTTCGCATCACCTCGCTTTCAATCCAATGGTAGAGCTTCTCCAGCCCCAGAACGAGCGGAGCGGAAGGCGACCAGTCGAGCTTTTCTTGGACAAAGGTATTGTCAGACGATCTCCCCCGCACGCCCTGTGGGCCATGAATGTGGTTGATCTCGATCCGCTTCCCCGCGATATCGGCAACCATGTGGACGAGCTGGTTGATGCTGACCATCTCGGAAGAGCCGATGTTCACAGGTACGGAAACCTCGGATCGCATGAGTCGGAGGATTCCTTCAATTGCTTCGTCGATGTAGAGGAAGCTTCTTGTCTGCTTGCCGTCGCCGAAGATGTCGATGGTCCCGCCGTCAACCGCCTGTGCCACTTTTCGGCAGATCGCTGCTGGCGCCTTCTCTCTGCCGTGTTGCCACGTACAGAGTGGACCAAACACGTTATGCAGACGACCAACACGCACGCATAAACCGTAATTGCTACGATAAGCGTCATAAAGGCGCTCAGCATAAAGTTTCTCCCATCCGTAGTTACTATCGGGGCGCGCAGGATAGGCTTGCACTTCCTTCAGCGAAGCGCTGTCGGGTCGCGATTGCACGAAGTCCGGGTAGATGCAGGCGGAGGAAGAGAAAAATACCTTGCCTACCTTCGCGCGGCGGCAAGCTTCGAGCACGTTGAGATTTATGAGCGTAGAGTTGCGCATGATCTCGGCATCGTTCTCGCCGGTGAAGATGTAAGACGCCCCGCCCATCTCAGCAGCAAACTGGTAGACTTCATCAATCCAAGGATTGAAATCCAGTGGCGCGTATCGCAAGTCTTTGATATCGAACTTGTCCGCACTCGAAGTGCCGAACTCGGGAAGCTTTCGATCAATGCCCCAGACAAAGTAACCTTCCTTCTTAAGACGATTGACAAGGTGGTACCCAATGAAGCCGCCCGCGCCGCATACGATTGCTGTTTTCATGGATTATATCCTTGAACACACGCCCAAAGATGGCGAGGTCCTGTTAAAGTCGGCACAAAACCCTCACGGCAAATTGGCGGCGTCAACACCATAAACTCGGCCACAATAAAAATAACTGCGCATACCGCCACAAGGACCGTCAAAAAACGCCCAATCATTTTGATACTCCCGGCAAGCACGAATGATCGAAGCGATACCCTGGCAACCACGGCTGCGGCTCACGCGTGCGAATGCCATAGAAGCCCACGCCGGGCGTGAGGGCTTCCACCCTGACAATGCGGTATGACACGCCGGACGGAACGGCAACCTGCAGGATGTTGCTCGCCCCCGCGTCAGCGGGAGACGCAACGATGGAGTAGCCTGAGTGCGTATCGCTTACACGCGCCTTGCCTTCGCCGCCCAAAAGGATTTCGCAGGGACCGAGGATGGGGACTTCGAGCATGGGCACCTGCTTGGTCGTCACGCCATCCGAAGTGGTTACGTGAAAGGGGAACTCGCTCTCGTGTGCTTCCCACACAAACGGCCCAAACCCTTGGCACCACTTGAGTCGCCAGTCGCCGCTGTACTCCCCACCGATGTCGGGAATCTGGTGAGGGAAAATCGTATAAGTTCCACCCACACATTGAATGCGATAGTGCCCACCCGGTTTCCACCTACCGCTTCGAAAGTTGAACGAGCGATCAACAAAAGTCTTGAACGCCTTCTCATTGCGTAGAAGGTCGTATTTCCCATCCGCCATCTTCAAACCCTGCGCGGCGATGTCCTGATCGAGCATGGTCGCAAGCGAAGGGGTAAGCGCAAGCGAGGCAAGCCCATGCCGTGCCAGCACGGCATCGAAGTTCCAGTCGGCGGTGATCGGGTTCTCCGAGCCGCGAAACGCCCACCACGCGCCAATATCTAAGCCGGACAGCTGGCAGAAGATCAGGCGGTTGTCGGTGGACCAGCCGGTGCGGTAGTTGTCGAGAATGATGCGCGCAGCCTCGCGGGTAAAGATGATCATGCCGGCGCCAAGGTTGTGGCAAAGAGCGTAGCCGTCGCGCTGAACGAGAATGCGATCCTCGTAGCAACGCGCGGACACGGCGCCCACTTCGAGGCCGTCGCTTGCCCCGCGCTCGAAGAGAGCGGTGGTCGGGCCAAGCCAGTTTTTATGAAGAAGAACGTCCTGCTCTATGATGCCGACGTGAGTATACGGTCCGATGTTGGAATCGCAGCCTGCTATCAACATCTGGGTTAGCGCGTATACGATCGCTACATCAGGGCCACCGCGCACATCCTGAATAACCAGCTTGGCACTATACCCATCCAAGTTAAACGGAAGTCCTCTACCATCCTCCGTCACCGACCCATCAATCCAAAACAAGTCGAGCTTGTCCGGCTGCAACAGCGGCTCGATCGAGCACTTGGTCAGTTCGGGATGGTCTTTCGTCAAGAGGGCGAGCGCAAGCTTCACAGCACCCCCTCCACATCCTCGCACCACGCCAGCCCGCACTTGCTCACGACGGGCGGCATCCAGTCCAAGTACGCCATCTCGGTGAAAATGCGCCGCACGGTCGTCAGCACATCAGGCGACGCGGTGAAGTCGAAGCGATCCAGCCACTGCGCAAACCTCACCACGTTCTCCATTCCGAACAGCTCGCCCGCCAAGTCGCGAGTCAAGCTATGCCGGTTGCGTTGCTGGTAGGTGAAGGGGCGGCCGAAGTGAACATAGCAGCCCCGCTCGCGCATCACCCGCTGACAGAGAAGCGAGGCGAAGATGTCATCGAAGCGCCCAACGCCCGGCCACATCATCATCGCTGGGGCTAAATCGCGAATGAACGCCGTATTCTGGCTGTTGAAAACCGTCCAGGTACCGGGGGCCACAACCACGCCTGCCTTCAATATCTCGTGAACCCCACTGACGTGAGGGCGTTTGGAAATGCGCTCCAAACTTGAAGTATCGGGATCGCCCAGCACCATGCCGGCCGCCACGCCGATCCTGGCGTCGGTGACGTGCGTGAAGGAAAACTCAGGCACGATCTGCACGGGGAAGCCGCGGTGGGTAGCGGGAGGAATGAGGAACTGGCCGGGATCAAACCAGCTGCCTTTGGCGGCAAGGCCGTCAAAACGCACGGGACGAGGCTCCCAGGAGGAAAACAGCGATTCGAACTGCTGGAAGTAGTTGGGATCGACGGGAATGTTGTCGTCGTCGACCGACACAACGATATCTGCGCCCCACTTCAAAGCTTCCAAGAGGGCGAGGTTGCGACGCTGGATCGAGTTCCACCCGATGATGCCGTCGCACTTGTAATCAGTCTGGCTGACAATCTGGCAGTTGCCAAGCCCGTCCAGGAACGTGATGGCGGCAGGCGGGGTCTTATTGTCGATCGCCACGAAGAAGCGGACGTACCCGCTCGGATCGAAGCGGCGGTAAAGCGCGAGCACGCTTGGGATGTTGACGGTGGTGGTGATGAGGGCGAGCTTCATTCTGCCGGCTCATAGGTCGCTGCGAAGATGTCGGGCTTGCAAGGATAAATCTCACCCTTAACCCCTTGGATAATCCAGTCATCAGGATCGGCTCGCATGTTCCCTTCAAGCGTCTTGATGATAAGACAGTTGCCGGGGCCGACATCGTAATTGGTCGTGATGAACCAGTGCGGGATATAGCCGTCAGTTGATGCGTGACCCATCGGCTTCCATTGAAACGCCTCGATCACCACTGGCTTCTTTCGGTACTTCATTTTAATTCCAAACTCCCAAGCAACGCAACTTTCGCCCTGTCCAGCAACCAGTTCGCTTGAGCTACCGTCATGCCGTCGTCCAGCAGCACGAGATTTCCATTCGCCAGCTCCGACAACACCAAAATATTCGGAAGCTCCATCAGCTTGGCGGCACCCAAAACCTCGTCAACCGAATGAAACGTGCGCGGGATGCGCAAAAGTTGCGGGTCACTCATCGGCTTGCCCCGCGTCAGCGGAGTTGAGCACCTGCTTTTCAGTCAGTTTTGCACGACCGTTATCAATACGGCGATCGGCGGGTGCTAGCATCCCCGCCTCCATAGTTCTCTGAAAGAAAGAACGGCGACTCCTAACAACATAGCGCAACACGCGCCTATGATGAAAATGACACCCCAATCAAAGAGAGAGAAAATGATTTCATCCCTGGTCACTTTGCGGCTCCTCCTTGCGCAAGGGTCTGCCACGCAGGAGCGCAACAAGCGCGGGGTCAACCTTGATCCACTCTTGAAGAACAAAGTTTATCTGTTGCGTCACCGTGCGGCGCTCCTTCTTGGCAACCTTGCGCAGCACGCGTTTCACATCCTCGGGGAGGCGGATGGTGGTGGGATAGGGCATCTACTTAAACAAAGCCCTTCTCCTCCGCCAACCACTGCGGCATGGTGAACGTTCCGTCGCCGTTATCTTCCACCTGGCTCTTGGGCACCCACTCCTGCACGTTACCGTCGAACAGGAGGTAGGCAAGCTTCGTCTCCGCGCGTATCTCCGCAGCGAGATCGAACAGCTCGTTGCTCATCGCAGCGCCGCCCGAATGCACATCCAGCCCAACAGCAGCATCTCCTTGCGGCTCATGCGCCACTTCGTCTCGATCTGTGGATTGAGATCGGAAACGTGCAACATCCCATCCCGATAGGCGAGTTTGGGGCCGGCCGGATGCCAAAAAGGGTCATAGGCGCTTCTCAATGATGTGCGCGACCGCGCGTAGTTGCGCCATCGACATCACGAACACCTGCGGAGCGCCCCAACTGTCGGCGTAGCCCGTCAGGATCGCCCCGACAGCATGCCCATGAGCGTCCTTGACCTGGTGGATGAAGCTGCGCAGCACCAGATCGTCGTCGTGCTTGAGCGCGGCGTCCTTCGCCTCGCGCGCTGCCTTTTCATGCTGCGTCACGACTGCGATTTCTGGCGCGTAAGACGGACGCAGCTTCACCACTTTCGCCTTGCGCGCTCTTTGCATCTTGGCAGCCAGTTGCCTGGAGGCATACACTTTTGGCATGCGGGAACTCCTTGAAGGGCAACCCCGGTGGCGCGTCGGGGGGCTGGGGGGTGGCACCACCGGGGACGCGCCGATCGGGGATGGAGCGGCGCGCGGGTGTAGTCTTAGGCACTACGGTTGAGGGTGTCAAGAGGCGGGCGAATTATTTCGCGCGTGTCGGGATCCCAGATGATATGCCCACGCCGCCAAAGGCGCTTCGCGAGCAGTACTTCCGCGCGAGGACGCATGGCGCGATTGATAAGCGCTTCGAACTCCGCGGCTGAACGCAGAGGAGGGAGGCGGCGCTTCAACTCGCGACGCGCCAGGCGATCCGCCGCCCACCAGAGGCGGTTGATATCAACCAACACTGCGATCTAGCCCCACTCTTCTCGAAAGGTTGCCGTGCTCGTCTTTTGTAAAAGGCAGCGATAAGGGTGCAGGCTTGCGCGCACGCTTATGACGCGTCCTAAATCTCTCCACATGGAATTTCTGCGCGCGAAGCGCTGCCTGCCGCAACCGTTCCTCCATCGACTGCCGGTGTTTCATTCTTCGTCATCCACTTGCCAGCAGAGAAACGCGAAGTACGCGAGCTGCAGGGCGCCGATGGCGAGGAGGAGATGGAGGAGGGTCATTTCAACGCTGACTTGATGAACTGCGCCGCGCATTGCGGGACGATGGCGTTACCGAAGGCGCCGACTTGAGCCACGCGATGGGATAACCCATGAACACCGCCGCCCAGGACGGGTTGATCAGTCCAGTCGTCCCTGGAAACGCAGCGCGCAACGTCGTGCTCAAATCCGTTCCTCGTTGCGACTCCTGACGCATTCGCGCCGTTCGTTCCGGCTTTGCGCCTCCACGATAATCGTGCTTGGTCAAAGTGGAAAGCAACCTTCGATGCCGCTTCCACTTCTGCATGCTCGGCATGAACAAATTCATCTTGGCGGTGAGTGTCGGAAGCAACCCACCACCAGCGTTGCCGTTCGTGCTCAGCTCCGACACTGCAAGCAGGCAATACCGCCGCCGCAAAGGCGTAATCGATTCCTTCCACGTCAGTACACACGAGGTCGAGCCAAACTTTAGCGCGCGCAACCTGCTCTCCAAGGACGATTGCAGGGCGGCAGACGCTGATGAGGTGGAAATAGTGGGGCCACAGGTGCCGCTCGTCAGCAAACCCGCGGCGCTTGCCCGCCGCGCTGAAAGGCTGGCAAGGACACGATCCCGTCCATAACGGGAGATCATCAGGGATACTTGCAAGGCGTAAGGCGCGTGACCAACCGCCGATGCCAGCGAAGAAGTGGCATTGGGTGTAGGCGAGAAGCTCGTTAGGGGCGATGTCGCGGATGTCACGTTCGTCCACGTCTCCGGGAGCGATAAGCTTAGCAACGATGAGGTTGCGCAGCCACTGCGCGCAGTAGGGGTCGATCTCGTTGTAATAGGCGGGCATTTGAAAGAGCGTAGTGCCAGTGACTACGTTTTTCAAGCTTTTTATTTTTCCTGGGGGAGCGTGGGGGTTGGCGTACTCAAAAAACAACCGGAGCGCGTCCCGGTCGGTTGATTAAACCGGCCGAAATAGCCTGAAAACACTTAGGTTCGATCGAGTGCCTGGTAGGTCACATATGGGCTCGAGCGGTTCACGTAAAGTTGATATTAGTTGATACTACGTGATACGCGACGCTGAATTGCAAAGCAAATCAAGGCGATAAGTAGTTTCGAACTTGTAAGTGTCGAACGTCGTGATGGGCGTTGGGCGCCTGGCGGGAGGTGTTGGGTGCTCGACGTCGAGCGCGAGCGGCTAAAATTCGCGCGTTCAACGCGACGGAGAAAACGTGCAACCAAAATATGCGCCAGATGCTCGCCGGCACATTGTAACGGATGCGTTTGAAATGCTCGGGCTAACAAATAGCGCCGCGCGCAAGCGCCTGGACAATCGCGCGAGCCCGACAGCTGTTAGCCTCTGGCGATCGGGCAAACGCGCAATACCGCAATGGGCGGCCGAGCTATTGGCGAACGATATGTGCTGGAAAGCCAATCGGCTCTACGAAAGCGCTAAAATGCTCAAAAGCATTGCCACCAATGGCAAACGCGGCGGATCCCACCGCGCCCTAATGGCTTGGCAAGCTCGCAGGCTCGCCCAAAAAGAAAAGGCAGCCGACTAAGGTTGCCCTCCTCAAAACGCATAGGCGACGTTAACGCACGGAGAGTCAATCCTCTCCGTAAGCCGATTCGATTTGCTCGCCGCAATGCTCGCAACGCAAGTCGTCATCTTCGTAGTTAATGTCGCACACGAGCACGCGCCATCCCGATCCGTCCTTGCGATCGATCGCGCTCATAACGTTGCGCGCTTCACTCTCGCCGCATCCAAAGCATAACGGCGCGCCATCCGAGCAAATCAAGTACATTGGATACCCGCCAGGCCACGCGAATCGCCCGGCGCGCAACGTCGCCTTGAACTCTGCGACCGTTCGTATCTCCGCATAGGTACGCTTGTAGTTCGGCCGCAGCGGCTTTCTTGCCCAATTCGCATCGCGCGTATCGTGCAAAGCACCGTCACAGTCACTCACGAAAAAATGATCTAGCATGTCACTCCCCTTTCGTTGGATAGTTCACTTCCGGCAGCAAGTAGCGCGACATTTCCAGCTGCGGCGCCCGAGGAAGCTTGCGCACGATGTCCGCTATGCCACGCTCCATCTCCGCAATCGCGCGCCCTTCGCGCGACCATGGTTTGACCTCTTTGCGTTTGCTCATTGACTAAACCCCACTGCGGCAAATGCCCACTCGGCAGCAGTCTCTTTGTTTTGCCCACTTCCCAAAGCAAGCTGATAGAATTGGAGCCAGTGGCGAAACTTAACGTCGCTAAGACGTTTCAATTTCTCGACCTTGGTCGCCACACCAGCCTCCTCTAATTCCCCTTCCACCCAATCGCGAGCACTCCCCTTATTTACTCTTTACTGCTCTCAGAGTCAAGCGCGCTATTCTGCGCGCTTAACGCTTCGCACCATTTGCGCTCAAGCCAATTCTCGTTATCAGGCGAATTGAGAGCCAAAATCATCGGCTGCAAGCATCGCCAAGCAGCATGGCACTTAGCCTGCGTCGGGCATTGAGCATGAATGCAGCCAATATACATTGCTTAACCCCTCGGTAACCGAATCACGCGCAATACGTTGCCTTCCTGCAACACTGCCCTAGGACGCCCACAAACCGTTGCCCATGCGCGTAGCTCGGGCGCTATCAATTCCACCTGCCTTGCCGTGATAGGCCACTGTGCGACCTTCTGGCGCCCTTCGTAGAGGGTTAGGAGGGTCATGGCTTACTCCCCGAACCAGAAGCATTGCGCGTAGGCGAGCAGGATTTGCTCAGAATCGTAATCGTCTGCGATTGGCGCAACCGATTTGCGAACAAGCGGCCGAATCGCTGTCCAAGGCTGAAACCAGTCTTGAACCTCCAGGCGCGCGGTCTGCGGCTCGCAATGCTCGCTCAGCTCGCCCACAATGCGGCACGCGGGACCGCCCGTGCAAAGCAGTATCTCGTATTCGGCCGGCGCTTCGCTTGCGGCGCCCGGCGCATACCACCCCGATCGCACTTGCACCGAAAGCGCGTCCTCTTCGATCGCGCGCTGCGCCTCTTCGCGCTTACGATCCCACTCGCGCGAGCCTTCAAGGTCCGTGCGATCCGTGGCGCGCAACGCCTCGACCATTTCCTTGATCGACTCGAATTGCGCTTGGCCTTGGCGCTTCGCGTCCGCTAGTTTGTCCTCGCGCTCAGTCTGTATCGTGGTAATCTCGCGCATCGTCCTTCCCCTATCTTCCCACCCGCACCATCGCGGGATAGCTATCCTTATAAAGAGTAATCAGCTTAAATCCAATCACAATTTCGTGAGGCTGAAGGGATGAAGGCTGAAGGGTTTTTTTCACATCGCGATTCTGAGTCGTTCATCTACATTACCCTTTGGTAATGTTCGACGTATCCTAAATTAGCCTACAAGTGTGTAGCCACGTAAGGACTCTTATTAACTATTCATACTATTCAACTATTCAGTAGTATAATAAAAACAGAGGCTTATGGCTGAAGGATTCCTGAAAGCATGAAGGGTTTTAGCCTGTTTTCCACTCTTCAAGGCTATTTTCCCAATTCCAACCACCATATCGCTTTTCCCAAATTTGGCGACACTTGGGTAAATTTGTCAACTTCCAAACGTTCCCACGCTCGGTATGAAGCCTTAAACTGCTATTTTGTCGTAAAAACCGGCCCAAGGCTGAAGGATTTATGTCGCTCGGACGGCTCGCGTGCTCCCTGGCGCTCTCTAAAAGCCATGCTGCCGATACCTGCCCAGGCTTATCTTTGGCTAAGGCTGCCGGCAGGACGCCGCGTTGCAAGAACTCTTCCCACCATGCCGCGATCGGGTTAAGCGACATTTCCTTTTGATGGCGGAGCGCGGTGCTCTGTATAATGTGCCGGGGGTGCCAATCCCTTAAGTTCACCCGCAGGAGGTCGAACAACATGGCGCCCAGCCCGCCAGCGTTCAACTCTTCGTGAAGCGAGTCGAAATACGCGCGATCGCCTACGCGATCGTTGCTCACGTCGAACATGGCGAAGCGCCGCTCATCATGCGAAGCTGGAATCACCCATTCGGCGTTGGCGGCCATGATGACGTGCAGGCGGTTTTCCCACAGCACCGCGTCCACGCCCTTCTGCTCTATGACGAGCGCCCTTTCTGTGAGCATTCCCTTGAGCACCGACTCGCCTTGCTTGTCGCCGGCCCAGAAGGCTTCGTCCGCGAACAAGAGGAGGCAATTGCGCAAGTGCCCGTTGAACGCGCCCACCAGATGCTTGGAATTGAACACTTGCAACCCGTGCGCCCCGAAGATTCGCACCAGCGCGTTGGCGAAGGTCCCCTTGCCCGAGCCCTTGCCACCTCTGAAGACCAGGGCGACCTCTGCCCGCTCGCCGGGGTGCTGCACCGCCCATGCGGCGAACTTGATGATATACCCTGCGGCCGCGGGATCGCCGGCTGCCAGCACCTCGGTTATGTGGCGCTTCATCAGCGCCCATTCACCCTGCGCAGCATGGGCCGCGAAGCCGGCCCAGAGGTTCAGGGCGCCGTTCTCCAAGACCTTCGGCCCATTAGGTATGAGATCAATACCTTCGTAGGACTCCCTACCGGGCCACTTGAGCCAATGGGCGCCCAGCGGCTTATGCTCGTCCGCGATCTTCACATATCTATTACCATAGCGTTCGGCAAAGCTCTTAAAGGATTGAAATGATGGGACTTTAAGGGCACGGTCGATCTTGCTGGGCACCCACGACAGGACAAGGCATTTTCCCCCTACGTCGCCGATGACGGAGTATCTTTCATTCAATTGAATCAGGGGGTTGTTGCTTCTTTGTTTAGTCAAGGCTTCAGGCAGAGCAGGGACGCCGTTCATCCTTGGCGGCATCCATCCCGGCTGGGCGGCGCGCGCTTCGTGCACGAGTGTTCCGTAGCCGATTTGGGTCGGGGGCGAGGTGGCGAAGTGCTGCCAGCGGCCAGCGGTCGAATTTAATCCGTTATCTGGGTTGTGTTTGCGGGAGCGCGCCCCCCACTGTTGCGCCAATTCTAGCCCTTCGGGCGAGCCCGCGGTGCTTGCCCATGCCGCCATCATGATGCGGTTCCAGTCCTCCCACTCGCGGTCGGGATTGGGGATGACTTCAAGCGCCGCGGCCACGTCCTCGATCGGAGGTAATTCCTCGACGCTGGCGGCTTCGCTGATGCGCCTAGTGGCTGGCAGCACAGGCAGCCATGCGGGCCGATCCGTCTCGCGCGCGCGGGGCCGCCTAGCGCCTCCTTGTGCCAGCACCCACTCCGCGAACCACGTGGGCAGTTCTGCGATCGGCTCGCTATTGAGCCATTCGTAGCGCCCCCCCTTGGCGCTCACGCTGGGAGGCAGAAGCACGTAGCCGCCGGCCGTCTTGATGTCTATGCCGTCGTCGCCCTTGTGGGCGCGCGGCATGGCCCAGCACTTGAGCACCACCCCCGGCGGAGCGTGGTAGTATAAGTGGAGGCCGCCGCGCGGCGTGCGCGCTGCCAGCGTCAAGGGCATCCCGCCGTGTTCAGCCGCCATTTGAGCAAGTTGCGCCATGGCGTTCGGCCCGTCAGGATCCACGATCACGATGTCTTGACCGGGGGCGAACCCAATATTCGCCCGCGGGCGTTTAGCCCACATGGCGCGGATTGCATCGGAATCAGTGGTGGCGTCGAGGTGGCCGTGCGACCCTTTGAAGGGGATCTTGTAGCCCGACAGCGAAAAGACGGGCCAGCCTTGCGCGGCGTAAGCGAGAGCGTGATCGAGCATGCGCAACCTCTTGCGTTTCTTGATGAGGTGCGCTACATCGGGTGGGTCCTCCCTGGACGTTGCCCTGTTTTGGCGCACCTCGACCCCGGCTCATAACCGGGGTCGCTTGCTTTCGAGGCTACCCCCGAACCTTTGCCTTGCCCATCACATTTTTGTGTTTACCCCGCGTCAGCGGGGTTGACTTACTCTTTGCGTTGGAGTAGAGAGTAGTAGTCAGCAACGGGAGGCTTTCATGTTTCAGCAGGATATCGAAGAGACTCCGGTCATCTTTCGAATCGAGCGGCGCAAAGGTGGCGAGGTCACTGCCGTATTTCCGTGCGAGCCGAACGATATAAATGGGCGCACCATGACGTGTTACGCGCATGTCGGGCAGCACGGCGGATGCTCGCATCAATTCGCGTGGAGCGGTCGGCGCGCAAAGCCGGAAGAATACGCCGCGCTCAAGGCAGAGTTGGAAGGCGCCCCTTACGGTTACCGCTTGAAGGTGTACAAGCGCATCCAACCTTCACACCGCAAGGCGTTCGACGCCGAAGTGCGCCGGCTGCAGAGTAGAGAGTAGTGCTCAAACCGCCAAAGGGGAGAAAGATGATCAAATTTGACATATTGAACCGTTGGACTGCGAAAGTTCAATTCACTGCTGAGATTGATTGCTCGGAAGACACTAAGCCTTCAATCAGACTTGGTTTGGCCGTAAAACGGGCGATCAACACAGACGCCGACCTCGCGGGCGCCTACCTCGCGGGCGCCGACCTCTCGGGCGCCAACCTCTCGGGCGCCGACCTCGCGGGCGCCAACCTCGCGCTCGCCAACCTCGCGGACGCTGACCTCGCGCGCGCCAACCTCGCGGGCGCCAACCTCGCGGGCGCCAACCTCGCGCGCGCCAACCTCGCGGGCGCCGACCTCGCGGGCGCCGACCTCGCGGGCGCCGACCTCGCGGGCGCCACCCTCACGAGCGCCAACCTCACGAGCGCCAACCTCGCGGGCGCCGACCTCGCGGGCGCCGACCTCGCGGGCGCCGACCTCGCGGGCGCCGACCTCGCGCGCGCCAACCTCGCGGGCACTGTCAAAATCGAAGAAAAAGATATCCCGGTTATCCCCAATATCGACGACACGATCTTGGCCGCGATCGAGGCTGGCGGTGAACTGGACATGTCGAGCTGGCATGGCTCCGGCGGCTGGTGTGGCACAACGCACTGCCGTGCCGGTTGGGCGATTCATCTCGCGGGTGAGTCCGGCAAGGCGCTTGAGGACAAAGTGGGGCCTTACATTGCTGGCGCGATGATCTATCGCGCTTCGCGTCCCGATCAACCTGCACCGTGGTTCTTCGCACCACAAGAAAAAGCGATGGCCGACATTCGTAAATGTGCTGCCGAGCAAAACCCTGCTCGAAATCAATGACCGAGAACGAAAAGGCAAAAGCGTGGCGGGAGGCGCACAGCCTCTCGGTTGCCGAGTTGGGGGCGATGATCGGCTACTCGTCTGCCTCCATCTGGTTTTTCGAAGCTGGCAAGACCCCGCCGCGCACCTACAAGGGCAGGCGCACACCGGAAAGAAAAGGGCGAGCCATCCACCCGAAGGTGTGGCTGCGCTACAAGGCCGCGTGCGCGGGGATAGATGCGTATCTTGTAGATAAGAGGAGGTTCGATTGGTGATTTTCAAAAAGGTTTATTTCGGAGTGCAAGTTCATGTTCTTATTTGGACCACTCGTTACGGTTTACATTTTCAACCATTTTGGTGGGAGGTATCAGCAAACATCAGGCCGCAGTATTCAATAATTATGTCGGGGCCTTTTATGGTCACCGTGGAAAAAGAGGCGTAAACAAAGGAGGTTCGATTGCGAAGCTTTGGTGAGATACTGAAATGATAACGCGCGCATGGCTCTTTCTCTGCGTCATTGCCGGTCAAGGGCTGGGCTTCCTCACGCTCACGCCGCCCGAGGAGGCGTTTGAGAACTTGCAGAAATGGTGGATCTTCGCAAAAGGGTTTTTGCCGTGGGCACAATGACCGAGGAGCAGCTCAAAACAGAATTAGATAAGCATCTGTCACATTTTACCGAGCAGATGTTTTTACTGGCTTGTGCAGGATTATCGATTGGAATAGACGAAGAAAACTTCAAGGAGTTAGCAAAAAAGTCGATAGCCCGCGCGATTGAGTGGAGTAATATCGAATGACGCACTTCCTCCTCGCGCACGCCCTCGCCATGGGCTTCTGGGTGCCCGTCGCGTGGGGGTTGGTGAAGCTCAAGAGGAAGATCGATGGCTCACCCTAGGTGCTGCTGCTGCGGGCAACTGCTGCCGGTGAAGTCCCGCGTCGCGGGATTTCTCAAGCCTTCGGTTCTGTACACCATCTACGACTTTGTATCCAGGCATCCCGAAGGTGTAACTCGCAAGCAGATATTCGAGCATGTGTACGGCCATCGCCCGAGTGGCGGCCCGAGCGTGGGGCTCAACATCGTCAACGTTCATATGTGCCGCATGAACGAGTTGCTGGCGGCGAGGGATATGATGATAAAAAGGGCGGGCGCCGTTTATAACCTTCGCCGCCAAAGCACCGGCAACATATGGCTGCCACGCGCATGATTCCGATTATAATCGACATAGAATCTTTTTACTCCGACGAATTTACTTTATCAAAGCTTAGTACAGAGCACTATGTACGCGACAAGCGCTTCGAGGCGCATGGCGCCGCCATTAAGTGGTCGCCCAATCACAATGCGAAGTGGTACGACGAGAAGGAGTTGCGGCATGTCCTGGCTGAACATGATTTTAGCGATTCTTTTGTCATTTGCCATCACCATCAATTTGATGGCCTCATCTTATCTCATCGCTATGGCGTATTCCCAAAAAAACGGGGCTGCACTCTTTCGATGGCTAGGCTTATGCTCGGCAACCATATTGGCGTGTCTCTCGATAGCGTGCGCACTCACTTTGGCATGCCGCTGAAGAAGACGCCCTACAATCTCTTTAAGGGCAAGCACTGGCACGAGCTTGACTCCGCTGCGCGGGGCTTGGTGGCGGAAGGGTGCTGCGATGAGGTGGAGTCGATATGGACGGTCTTTTGCGCTCTGATGGCGCACTGCTTTCCAGTAGAGGAGCTGGAAGTCATCGACATCACGATGCGGATGTTCTGCGAGCCTCTACTTCGGGCAAACGTAGACCTGCTGGCGCGCATCTGGGAGCGCGAGGCAGCCCAGAAGGCCGATCGCATCAAGATGCTCGATATCGACCCCGCGGAATTGCAATCGACCGACAAGTTCAAGGCGCTGCTGGAAGCCGAGGGTGTGGAGATTCAGTATAAGGATGGCACCAACGGGCCGATCCCGCAGTTCGCCAAGAACGACCCGTTCATGCAGGAGCTTTTGGAAGATGAGGATGATCGCATACGAGGACTGGCTGAAGCGCGCATCGGGGCGAAGTCCACTCTGCTACAGACCCGAGCGGAGACTCTGGGCTGGATGGCGAGTAGGGGACCTTTGTGCGTTTACCTCAAAATGTACGCAGCTCACACCACCCGCTGGGGAGGAGGTGACAAGTCTAACTTTCAGAATTTTAAGAAGTCGGATCCTGACTTCCCCGTAGATGACGAGCCGCTCAAGATCGTTGACGCCATCCTGCCGCCGGAAGGCTATTATTTGGCGAAGCCTGATATGTCGCAAATCGAGTGCCGCCTGGTCAACTTCCTGGCAGGGCAGCAGGACAAGATCGAGGACTTCCGGCAAGGCCGCAATCCTTATGTTGGCGTAGCTTCGCAATTTTACGGCTATCCCGTGAACAAGAAAGATCATCCAATTGAGTACTTAGCCGGCAAGGTGATCGAGCTTCAATGCGGCTTTGGCTCGGGGGCTGAGAAGATACGCGCAACGTTGCGCACGAAGGCCAAGATTTTCATTACGGCAGAAGAAGGCGTGAAGGCGCGCGACGCTTATCGCGACACCCATCCCGCCGTTTGCGATTATTGGAAGGCCGGCAACGGCATGCTGAAGGTGTTGGCGTATGGCTCTACGACGAATTGGGGACCGATGCTGCTCAAGGATTATCGCATCTGGCTTCCCAATGGCGCACCGCTTATCTACGATACGCTGGAGTGGTACGTCGATCCCGAGACGGGCGAAAAGTATTGGCGCATGCGTTCGCGCAAGGGGTGGGTCAAGACCTACGGCGCGAAGCTGGTGGAGAACGTGGTGCAGGCCTTGGCGCGCGTCATCATCTCGCAAGCCATGATTCGCATCGCGCGGATGGGCTACCGGATTGTCTCAACCGAGCACGACTCACTGTGGATCCTCATCCCCAAGGATGGCCGCGAGCAGGAACACCTGGAGCGCTGCAAGACCGAGATGGTACGCCCATTACCTTGGTTGCCGGGGTTGCCGTTGGCGTGTGAAGGGGAATTACGGTGAGAATATCGACCCACTATATTACATTTTATTACGCCGACGGTCGCGTGGAAGAATTTGACCTCACCGACTCCAAAATTCCACTACCCGCCTTTAGAGCGCTTGTGCGACAAGAATCTATTTTTCGTTTCGTCGCTCACGAAAATGTGCAAGATCATCTCGACTGCGGCTGGCACATTGCAAATGTTGACCTTGCTCACCATGGTGAATATAGCGTACTTCTTGAGTGGCTGTGCTCTTGCCCCATAACTCAACCGAGGACATCTCATGAACGACACTCCCACATTTTCGCCGTTCGCGACGACGCAACCAGCTCCGATGTTCGATGGTGAAACCGCACCCAAGAGGGGGCGTCGTAAGGGTACGAAGCCGGGGCGCAAGCCGAGGCACGATATCGCAGAGCAGGTGAGAGTACTAGGCGCCGACAGCCTGCTTCCACCCGGGCACACAAAAGTGCCTACCAAGCGCAAGACGCGCGTTGCCCGTCCCGTCAAGTTTGAGCTTGACATGCTGATGGCTTTTCAAGGGCTAAAGGCCGACGACTTCAAGCTTACCATGCAGTTGGTGCAAGCGCTGCAAGGTGTCAACAAGAAGTCTCGCGCCAAGATCGTGGCGGCACTTGCGAAGGTGTTTGCGTGAATTACGATCCCGGTCCCATCCCGGCAGCGCTCGACCGGCGCAAAGCGAAGCCGCTCGTCTTCAGCTACACGCTCCTCAACACTTACGCCAACACCTGCCCCCACCAAGCGTACCGCCGCTACGTCAAGAAGGACGTGAAATTCACCGGCAGCGACGCGAGTCGCTGGGGCGACAAGGTGCACGAGGCGATGGAGTATCGTCTTGGCGGCAAGCTGCTGCCGCCCGAGATGCAGCAATGGGAGCCTATCGTGGCAGCGTTCGACGGCCGCGGCGCCAAGGCAGAGCAGAAATTAGGCATCACGCGCGAGGGCAAGCCGTGCGGCTTCTTCGATGACGGGGTGTGGTTTCGAGGCAAGATTGACGTGACGCTCATGGAAGGAAACACCGCCGTCATCGCGGACTACAAGACGGGATCTTCCAACTACGAGTCCTCGTTCGAGCTGGAAACCAACGCGCTCTTGCTCAACTGCCTGCACCCGCACCTGACACGCATAGCCGGATTCTACATCTGGCTCAAAGAAGGACGCATCGGGCAGAAGTACGACCTGTCCGACACCGCCGCTGCGTGGCAGAAAGTAAGTAAGCTTGTAGCGCAATTCGAAGCGGATAATGCGTGGGAAAAGCGTAAGAGCGCCCTCTGTGGCTGGTGCGACGTTGAAGATTGCGAGCATCGTTTCTTGGCGAGGGGAAAATGACAAAAACCGATCAGGTCATACTGAGGGTTATTGTGGCAATAGAGCTTGGAAGATTGTTCGGACAAGCTCTTAGTCTATTTATAGGCTGGCTATGACTACCGACGAAGGTAGGCTCAAGAAGCGCTGCCGCGCCTATCTCAAAAATCTTGGCGCCTACCGTTTCGCACCTGTGCAACAGGGCTACGGGATGCAGTCGCTGGACGACCTTTGCTGCATCAAGGGCAGGTTCGTAGGCATCGAATACAAGGCGCCTGGCAAGTACCCGACACCTCGCCAGCAGGCGACCATGTGCGCCATGAAGGAAGCGGGAGGAGTGGCGTTCTGGTGCGATTCGTTTGACGGCTTTCTGCTTGCTCTGTCCGCATGGGGCCTCGCGCCTCACAGTTCAAAATGATCTTCGACCAAACCCATAACATTCTCATCTACCCCGCGTTACCACGCGGGGCAAGCCAGCAGATTTTGCAGCACATCCCGGAGGCACGTGAGTTCAACAGCTCGTCGGTGGGCGTACCGCGCACCTTGCGCAACAGCCAGGTCTTACGCTGGTTGGGGCATCCCGTTCTTCCCGTCATGGACGGCTACGACTGGCCTCACGCTCCCGGCATCAAGCCTTATGAATCACAAAAAACTACCGCTAATTTCATGGTGCTTCACCCTAGATGCTTCAATTTATCGGACATGGGGACTGGCAAAACGCTGGCGACGTTGTGGGCCGCCGATTGGTTGATGACCCGCGAGCGCGGGTTGAAGGCGCTCATCGTTTGTCCTCTTTCCATCATGCAGCGAGTGTGGGCCGATGCGGTCTTCAAGAACTTCCTTAATCGCCGCACGTTTGCCATCCTCCACGGTAGCGCAGATAAACGATCTAAAGCATTGGGAGAAGATGTTGACTTTTACATTGTCAACTTCGACGGTGTTGGAGTGGGAGCCCACACCCATAAGCGCTTCGATGTGGATGGATTTAGTAAGGAACTCGCCGAACGCAAAGACATTAAACTTGTTATTGCTGACGAGGCAAGCGCTTATAAGGATGCGCAAACCAAGCGTCACCGCCTCGCGCGCCAGATCATCGGCAAGCGCGACTACCTTTGGCTGTTGACGGGCACGCCTACCCCGAACGCTCCTACAGACGCCTACGGCTTGGCCAAGCTGGTGAACAACGCATTCGGCAAATCTTTCCAGACGTTCCAGCAGGAAACGATGATGAAGGTTTCTCAATTCGTCTGGAAACCGCAGCGCGATGGCTACGAGAAAGCGCGCAAACTGCTCACCCCTTCTATTCGTTATGACATTCGCGAGGTGTGGGACGCGCCTGAGATGACCGTGCAGCAGCGGCAGGTGGAATTGACTGCCGAGCAGAAACACCACATGGCCGCGCTCAAGCGCGACCTGCAGGTGGTGGTCAAGTCCGGCCAGCCCATCACGGCCGTCAACGAGGCGGCGGTGCGCACTAAGTTCATCCAGATCAGCTTGGGCGCCATATACGATGCGCAACACGCCTCGCACACCATCGACGCCAAGCCTAGGATGGACGAGTTGAAGGCGGTCATCCGGGAAGCACCGGGAAAAATATTGTGCTTCGTGGGCTTGACGAACGTGGTGAACCTCGTTAACAGGGAGTTGCGCAAGGCATTTTCATGCGAGGTGGTGAACGGTGATGTCAGCCAGAAGGATCGAAGCGCTACATTTCAACGATTCCAAGAATCCGTGGATCCGCGTATCATTATTGCCGACCCAGGAACAATGGCTCACGGACTGGATTTGTTCGCTGCTCAAACCGTCATCTGGTACGGACCAACCGATAAATGTGAACTTTACATGCAGGCTAACAAGAGAGCGCACCGCCCCGGACAAAAGTACCCCGTGACGGTGGTGCAGATCGTGGCAACGAAGCTGGAGCAGGAAATCTTCAGGCGACTTGAGAACAACATCTCGTTGCAGGGTGCCCTACTTGATGCGGTGACAAGGGGAGAGCTATGAAGTACTTGTTGATAGTCTGGGTTTTTAATTACGCATCGGTAACGAAACTGTTACCGCTATCGTATTCCGACTTGGAAAGTTGTCAGACAGCACTGCACGCTTTTGTTGTTGGCGCTGGCAGCCACGGAGTTTGTATCCCGTATGAGGGTCCTGTCAGATGAACGACCTTCCTTCCGACCCCGCCGCCCTCATCGCCGCCCGCGTGCAGCTCGACACGTGGCTCAAGAGCGAGGGCAAGCGGCTGCAGGACTACTTTGCCCCTTACAGGGCGCGACTCCAGCAGATGGACGAGAAACTTCTCTCCCTTTCGCTCGACCAGAAGTGGGAGAACTTCAAGACCAAGCACGGCACCGCTTACCGGCAGACGACGCTCACGCCCAAGATCGAGGACCGAGACAGGTTCCTTGATTTCTGCCTTGAGAATTGGGATGCGGTGGGCAATGCTCTCTTGCAGCTGCGCGCTCCTGCGATCGAGCCCTTTAGAGAGTTCATGGACGCCAACAGCAAGCAGTTCCCGCCCGGCACCACTGCGAATTTTGACACCCACATCAACATAAGGAAGTCCTAATGAACGTCCCCGCACTTCCCGCCTACCTGCAAAATCGTAAATCCCAGCGCGTCGCCGAAGGCGCTGCCGAAGGCATCGGCGGCGCATTGCCGCCGCACATCTCCATCCGCGGCAACGAGTTCACCCTCGTGGACGCTGCCGGCAACAAGGCGGAGGTGCCTGACAAGTACCTTGATGTCTGCTTCGTGGACCGCTCCGAGGTAGTGTGCAAGCTCTACTATGAGAATGAGTACGAGCCGGGGGCGAATGACCCGCCCACCTGCTGGTCGGCCAACGGCGTGGCGCCATCGGTCGAAGCGTCGCAACCGCAATCGGCCACCTGCGCCACCTGCCAGTGGAACGTGCGCGGTTCGGACGTGTCCAAGCTCTCGGGCAAGGCGATCAAGGCGTGCCGCGACGAGAAGTGGACGGCCGTGATCGCGGTCAAGTACCCCGCGATGATCTTCCAGTTCCGGGTGACGCCCGGCAGCTTCAAGGCATGGAAGGGCTATACCGACAAGTTCAAGGGGCAGCAGACCGACCTGTCGGACGTGGTGACACGCATTGCCTTCGAGAAGCAGAAGAACGGCGTCCTCACGTTCGAGGCGGTATCGTACATCGACCAGCCCTTGTACGAAGCGCGCGAGCGCGCGGCAGTCGAGAAGAAGACCGACATCCTGGTAGGAAGAAATGACCGGCCAATCCAGGCTGTGATAGCGGCACGCTCCGCACAAGAACCAAATTGCCAAACGCCTACTCACGATTCAATCGGTGGAATTGGGGGGCCACTTCCTGATCAAGCTCCAACGGGGCGCCGCAAGCGTCGCACCAAGGCGGAGATCGAAGCTGATCAGGCGAAAATGACCCCGGCAACCGGATTTCCGACTAACGTTCAGCCGGCAGGTTCTTTTGGGGGGCAGACTGCCGGTCCCGCGCCATTCCGCCCTGTTGACCCCCCCGCTAACGCGGGGCAAGCCGCACCCTTCGGAATCGCGACCACTGCGGTCGCCCCAGATCCCGCCATGAAGGGCATGCTTGACGGCATCTTCGGCAAGTCTACGGTGTAAGGAGAGAACCATGAAAATAGCTGATATTGACGGCCTTACGGTTATTAACGCCAAAAAGCCCGTCACTCTCCACATCAACCGAAATGACGTTGCCAAGGCGGACCGTAAGGAACCTGAAGACTGTGTGGTTGCTCGCGCCTGTCGCCGGGAAATGCACGCCAAAGAGGTTCGAGTGCATCTTGGGCGCATCTACGTTCGTACTAACGAGGGGAATTGGACCCGTTATATGACATCGAAATCGATGCGTGATGAAATCATCGCTTTTGATCGCGGCGGCCAGTTTGAACCTGGCGTTTTTACCTTGAAGGAGCCGCCACCGACCCGACAAACTGGGCGCCACCAAGGAGGTCCAATGAAACCCCGCCGCTTGCGCAAATCGACCGGCAAGAAACGCAGCCCCCCGCATGTCGTAACTAATGTGAGGATGGGACCAGCATGACCATCCAGCGGCGCTTGCAGGCGTGCATGAAGCAGGGCAACCTGCGGGTGGCCGACTTGGCGCGCTGGTTCGATCGCCCGCATCCCACCATGCGGGGCTGGGTGCTGAAAGGCAGCCGCCCCGGTGGCGGGCCGCATGACATCGAGCATGTAAGCGAGCTGCTTGGATTGTTGGAGACGCTGATCCAAAAGAAAAAAGGATTTCCGCTGCCGAGACTGTCGCCGCGAGACCGCAAAAAGCATATCGTCGATATTAGGGCGCGGCTGCTCGCGTGAAAGGGAGCAATGCGGAATGGCTAACAAAGACGATTTGGCAAGAACAATCACCACGATGAGTTACGGAGAGTTGAAATCTGTCGCCGCCGCGCTGGTCGCGATGATTGACAAGGAAGTGCGACCGAAGCTCGAAACGGCTGAAGAATTTGCCGATCTGCTTTATGATTGGGCCGAAGCTCAAAGTGAGTGAGGATTACGATTTCGTCGCGCAGATGAAAACCAACACGATAAACAGTAAGACGAGGGTTTCAAACATGCATGTTTATCCTGTATCCACCGCCCCAAACCGATAGTATACGAAGTTCGCTATTTATCGCTTGGAGTTTTTTTCTCATCCGGCCGATCATGACACGAATGGTATTACGAGTCATGCCGCCGCCGGCATCCGCGGGGTCATCGGTAAGGATGATATTGATGTCGGCAAGCGACAGCGCTTCACACGTCATCAAGGCGCTAAGAAGCCGTGCCTCTCGCGCCGTCAACCCCCATCCTTGATAGCGCACCGCATCGCCGCAAATTATGTCTTCAAGCTCAGTTATTCGCTGGCGTAGCGCCGCGCACTCTACTTCCAAAGAATCCACGTCAGAGCGAGAATCAGCGCGGCCGACACTACGATGAGCGCAATCGGCTGGACGCCTATTTTTTTCTGCTCCGTGACGTGGCGGTCCAACCATCGCAACAACCTTTCGAGATCGTCCATCTACTAATGTCCTAAAATTCGGATAAAGACATCAATAGCCACAGCTCCCACGGCAAACAGCGCGCTCACCGCCCAAATGCGCCCTTGGATGTTGGCGTTGGAATTTTCCAGCTTTCCAATACGGTCTTCCAACGCTTTTTGTGACGTATTTATCTCCCGGCGCAGCGACTCGACCGTTGCCGTGCCTTCCTTGATGGTCCACATCAGCCCCGAAAGGTCGGACAGCGACTTGCGGAACTCATTCTGCGCCTCGTTGCGCAGTTGCTGCGCACCTTCGGCCTTATCGACCGCCTTTTCGGCGGCGATCAAGGCAGCGTTGACCGCCTTCTCGGCAGCCGCAAGGGCGGCGGTTACCCCGGTTTGCTGAGCCTCGTAGCGTTCGCGAAGTTGCAGCGATAAATCGTTGAATCGCTGACCTATGTACTTCTCGAAAGTCGTAAAATTCCAGCCGGACGCCTCGGATGGCAGCGCAACCGAGGCCGGCATTTGCCATGTGTCACGAAGATTTTTTACGTAGCTAACCGCGTCCTGCAGCTCCCTGACGGCGAGCTTCAGCTCGGATATACTTTCGTCTTCCTTGACCATGGACCATCATAGCACCGCTATGTTCGGTATCCAAGTATTGGAGCGCCATTTCGCAAGCGTCCAATCAGGACGGGCGTTCCAGGGTCGGCCACACTGAGCTTGCTGCTGAGCCTGGAGGCTGCTGCCAGGGACAAGGTGCCCACGACGCCGACCAGAGCGTTGATCACGGTGTTCACCGCAGCCGAGCCAAACTGAACGGTCGCGACATAGCCGGGACCGAACAGGCTGGCTGCCGCGGTCGCGATGCTGTTGATGGTCGGGATGTACTTCGCTGCTGTCGCCACCGCGTTCTGGATGAAGGTGACGACACTCGCATCGAGCGTCACAGCACCTGTCGTCGGGTTGGTCGCACAAGCGGCAAGCGCCGCGGGGGCAACGGCTGCCAGGAGCAGTGTCCTGCTCTGGCTTTTGAAAAACTCGCGTCGGTTCATCATTTCTTCAACACCTTTGCATTTTGAGGAAACCCCCCGCTTCGGTACGCGTCGTCGTCGGTGAGCATCGCTATCGCCAGCGATCTCAGTTCATCATCGGTGATCTCGCCGGCCACCCACCCCGGCGCATTGGCATTCAGCCATGTGCGGGCAGCAGCTATTGCAATGGTCTGCCGGGTGGCGTCATCTGCAGCGGGCACAGTCATGGCAACTCCTGTTGTCGGTTGCGGTCCTGCCTTCAGCAAGGCCAGGTCAGCCTGTAGTGTAGCAGCATCAAATCCCTGTGGCGATAGGGTTCCGTGCAGCCTTTCCAAGCTCAATGCGGCTATCCCCTCATCCATATACTGGACGAGAAAATCGGGGTAAATCCCGATCAAACACCCCCACGACACCCCTAGCAACAACCCTTTGCTGTTGCGCCCAACGATTGTGACGCAATGCCCTCCTGTCAGGCTGGATTTTGCAACCGGCGACCACGGCTGGGACCGATAAAACTGGTCGAAAGCGCTGTTAGGAAACTCGATTCCGACGCTGACGGCGCCAAAAAGATAGGTTGCCAGCACGAGCTGGTCGATGTTTCCAGGCATCAGCGCCACGTAGGCATCGATCTTGTGCCGCGCACCTGATGCATCCAGCACGCCGGTTTTGAGGCGATAGGAAGCCGCCTGCTGCAAGTCGGTGCCTTGATCCGTGCTCGGATCGTTCGAATCGTACCCGGTCACCGCCGAATAATCGGAAAGCACCGCCTGATCGGAAAAGGTGACCGATGCGTTCTGCTCGGCACGCCACAACATCACGGAATGAGCGGCGTCAGCCCACACGCAATCCCCGGCGATATCGTTGGCAAGCATGCCCCAATTTGGGATGAGCCACGGACGGCCTATGACAAGCGGAGGCGTCGGAAACGCGCTGGCGTCGAAGTAGGTCGAAAACTTGAAGCTGACCGCATCGCGGGCAGATTTCTTACCAAGCAAGAGCATCACATCTGCCCAGCCGTAATCCTCTGCATCACCTTGTTATGCAGCCAGATGTTTTCATCGGCGGTGCCGGTGTAGGTGCCGGAAAAGCCAAGCTCGTTCGCCAAATGGGCACGCGCTTCCAGGCTGGAGTCCAGATTCAAAAGTTTGAGCAAATCGACGATCGAGTTTTGCCAATCGAGATGCTCGGGGTTTTGCGCGGCGCGCTTGGTCAGGATCGCATTGGCATCCACATTGGCGGTGCCCAGCATCTCTTTGTTCCAAGCTACCAGTACGTTCCAGATGTCACGGAGAATGCTCATGGGAGGCCCTTCTTGGTGAGCGGAGGAATGTCATCCTGCGCTATTGATCCCGCCAAAGCGGTGGTCGCAGGAGCGACGGTAGGCTGCGGGATCGACAAGGCCAACTGATTCCCTGCCGGGTCGTTGGTCGTCACCACGCCGACCACGCTGGATTTCGGATCGGCCGCGATTTGCGCAACGGTCGCCACCGCAGCCTGATGGGTATGCGCCAGCAAGGTCAAGAGAGATGTCACGCCCGATATGACAACCCCGATCAGCTCTGGGCTTTGCAAAAGATCGAGAAGGCTTTTTTGCTCGTCCGATGAGAGTGTGAAGCCTCTGGCGGCGAACCAACCTATGATGGCACCGCCAAGCGTTCCGAATGCCAAGCGGATCAATGCTGCAATCTGTTGTTGGTTGGGAATCATGGAACAATTCCTTTAGTTAACGTGTTTCGGAAGCGGGGTGATATCAACCTCAATGATGAACGTGTTCGGTCCCTTGGTTCTAGCTTCGATCCGAGTCAGCGCGTAGCGATCATCGTCATCGGCGAATATCTTTCCGACATTGATGCCCATCGAAGACACCAGCAGACGCGCTCGCACCAGGCTCAGCGGCGGCGAGCGGGTGGTATCGCCCAGCGCCAAATCTACGGCGGCGAAAAAAACGGCCGCAGCCGCAGCGGCGCAAGCGAACAATACTAAGCCGATGAACATCCACCGTAGCAAGGTTATCATCCGATGCGCTCGTACTTCGTTCCATTGAGATAGCAGGTGACGTTGCGCTTCAAGAACATCAGAAGGAACGGCAACAAGATCAGCTCGCACATCATATCAGCCTTCGCCATGCGATGACACCGGCTGTTGCACGCGCGCGAGTGCGCACCGCACCTCCATCGTTTCCGCTGACTGCCAGTACCTGCCCCGGCGCCAGAACTTGAATAACTTGGAAGACGTGATGGGCCATTACGCCGATTATACCGGGCGCGGGACCGCTGGCCGGTTGCCCGACACGGCGCCACTCGATCGCACGCGCGAGATTGCCGGGACCATGGATGCCGGTGTGTGATTCCATCCACATTCCGCACCATGGCAGCCCATGGCCGCGATGGTGGTGCCGCGGCGAAGCATCTGCCGCCAGCATGAGGGCGAGAAGGATCGCAACGACGATGGCGAAGGTCTTCATGCGCTGGCCCATGAATTGTAGAGCTGCAAGACCGTCATGCCGCCCACGACGGTGGAATTGTCCACGTTGCCGATGAGACCTGGGATCCTGTGCACGCCGGGTCCGAAGGAATCTCCGTCATCTTGCCACATATGCCCTTTGTTCCGCCATGGCAGCGGCACCTCGCTGGGATTGTAGGCTCCGTACTGGCATACCCACGCCCGCCGCACGGCGAAACGATCCAGCACGTCGTTGGATGAAACCGTGGTGATCTGCTCGCGTGGCGCGTCGCCGCCATAGACCTTGAGCGGAAAGCCGCACCACTGCTCCACCCGTTGGCAGAACTCGTCTGCCCATCCCGCTGACTGCTGATAGCCGGACGCGCCGATGTCCTCCCAATCGAGGCAGAGATCGTCACCTGGCTCGTAGCCGCATGCCTTGACGCAAGCCATGAAGTGATCAGCTTCGTCCGCTGCGGTACCAATGCCGTTGAAGTGGTAGAAACCGAACTTCGGCTTGAGATCGAGCACCGTCCCATCGATGTCCGTCACCGCTATATCGATATCGTCCATCCAGGCTGAACGGCGAAACGCGCAGCGGCTGTCGGGAGGTCCTTCCGCGCCCTGGCTTGCCTTGTGATCGAGAAAGGCAATGCCAGCCGCCTTGACGAGGGCGAATCCCTCATCGTGCGCGCCGGACACGTCGTCGCCGTGATAGAGATCGATGCAGTAGGCTGGATTGACCATGCGGCCTGCAGGGTAATGCAAGCCGATAAATAACGCAACCGCCGCTATTTAGGCGTTTCCTGCGCCTTTTGAGCTTTGCGCTGAGCCGCCTGCTGCTCGACACCCTGCATGATCTGTTGAATCTGCTGATGGGCTTGCAGCGGCATGGAGACATTGGCGAACGCTTGCTGCATGGCCTGCCAGAGGTCGCGATCAATGGGCGGCATCTCTTGCGCGCGTGCAGCGACCCACATCATGCCAAGCCACCACACTAGTAAAATAACGAAAGTCAAACGCTTCATGTAGCTTAACGCCTCATGTTGTCGAGTACGAAAAAGAGCAGTTGAGGATTTGCCCACTCATATTGGTGTTTGTCACCGCAGCTCCGGTCACCGCATTGAGCAAGCTGAACGTTGTCGTATTCTTGGTTGGTTGTGGTGATACGCTGATGGTTCCGTTGCTGTTGCAACTTCCCGGAGACGACGCGTAATTTTGGTTTGCCGATGCCACCGGCAACCCGCCGATGGACACGTTTGCGCCGCTGCCAGTTGCCGGAAATGAGAATCGGCCATAAACAAAAACCATATTGCCGATCTTGGTGTAGCTTACGCTCACGCCGGTAAACGTGAGGCTGGCACCGCTTTGATCGGAAGGCGTCCATGATCCCGCCGCTGTCACATCAGAAAGATCGGTAGTGGCAAGCGCGGCAAATACCGCTTTGGTGCCGTCGCTGCGAAGGACGTTGCCCGCGCTGCCGGCTGCCGCCCCGATCGAATAGCCGGTAACAGCGTCAAAGATGCCGCTGGATTGGAAACTGGCTGAACGACTATAGCCGCCGGCATTTATTTGGTAGCTGACGACGAGGCTCGTGGTCGGATTGGCGGCGCCTTGCCCCGGCAAGTTGGTCACTATCCAATCGACGGTCTGAGATGCTGCTGTGGCGTTTGTTTTCCAGCCTTGACCGATCCAGTGCAGACTCGGGCTTTCTTGCTGCGCACCAGCAGCAGCCGCGGTCTGGTTTTGTAAAACGATGCCGTCAGCTACAGTTGTTCCTACTGCATTGAGCGTCTGTGTGATGGTGCCGCCGACCAGGCCGGCAGCGTTTGCAACGAATGACACGGCAGGCGTCCCCAGCCCACCGCCTCCGTTCAGGATCGAGTTCACAGGCGTTAAAAGAAAATCGATGTTGCTCGCCCAATTGGACGATGTAAAATTGCCGACAGTGCTGGCTCGAATGACGGCGGAAGCGTTCGTAGGCGTGATGGTTCCGGCATTCGAGTACCAGCCCGACCAAATGAGAAAACCCAGGTATTGCCCGGCCAGCGTTGGTGTCGGCGTTGCTGGATTATCGTTCGTCAGGATCGTAGAGCCGCCTGCAACAGTGCCGCTTTGGCTGAGATTGTAAGTGCCGTTGCCGCCCGCGCCTGTCCCCAGCGATGCGATCGTTGTGCCTGTAGGTACGCCCGTCACCAGCACGACTTGCCCTACCGCAACGGTGCCGTTCGAGCAGCCGCCGGTGACCGTGTAAACCGTACCGACGACATTGCCGATGCAGGTCGATCCACCGCCGCTCTTGGACATCAAAAGCGTAAAGTTCGAATTGGCGCCGATCGCTTCACCCAGCAGAATTGTCTCGCCTTGCGTGTTGGCGTTTTGCGCGCCTGAAAGCGTGAGGTTGGGAGTTTCGCCAAACACGAGCGTTCGAGGAAGGGCGAATCCGCTGGCATTGAGCGTCAACGGCGCGCCGTTGAGAATGGCTGTCGAGCCTGCCGTGGTCGAGCATTGCGCTACGGACCCGGTTCCGACCGGAAAAGCGCCAGCCCCCAAACACGCTATACCGCTGCTGTTCGCCACTACGAACGCCGTCGTCGCTACGTTGGTCGTATTGTCGCCAAGGCTACGGGTTGGTGCGGTGGCTCCACCGCTGAAATTCTGCAGGGCAGTCCAAGTATTGGCGGCGCCAAAAATAGCGGTGACGAACGCCGTGTTGGCGAGGTTGGTCGTGTTGTCGCCGGGGTTGCGCGTTGGCGCCGTCGCACCGCCGTTGAAATTCTGCAGCCCGGTCCAAGCACTAGTGCTGACACCGGAGATGCCGCAATCGATGAGCGTGTTGCTTGCGCCCACGCAGGCGAAATCGTTGACTGTCGTGCTGCCGGTGAAGATCGTCGTCCCCGGCGTGCCGCCGTCACCGATCACGCCGTTGGTCAACCATTGTGCAATGTGACCCGGCGTTACTTGTCCTCCCTGAATAACCGGAGGATTTTGAGCGTTGACCGAAGAAGCGCAGAGCAGCGCGCCAAGCAGGGCTATGAACAGTTTTCTCATGAGAGATCGGTTCCCGTTAGATACACGTCCGCCAAAGCCGGTGCACCTTGGGGCGTGGTAAGCGACAGCCAGATCATCAAAAATCCGCCAATGCTCCCAAGGTTGGCAGCCGAGAAGCGCGTGTTGGCACCGAACGCCGCCAGCGTGACGGCCAGCAACGAGGCCGGCGTTGTGAGCGCGGAGTAAGCTTGCGCCGCCGATACGATCGGCGTCCCTGCCTTGGCTGGTTGCGGGTAGAACCCGCCTACCGCGCTCGTCAAGCTGATCGAGGCGTTCGTGATGATGATCCCATTCAGCTGAAACGCGGTGAAGTTGAGCGGAATGGCGATCGGCTGGTCGTTCGTTGTGTTAAAATTTGCGCCCCGTAAACTTGCAAGCACGCGCTGCGATGCGGGTGTTGCGCCGCCATCCTTGATAACACCGTCCGTCACCCATACCGCCGCGTGGCTAGGAGTGATTTGCCCGCTTTGCAGGACCGATTGGGAACTCACTCACATCCTCCGCACGATGGCGTTGGCGGCCAGCACGAACACCGCGTAGATGGTTACAGAGACGATCTGGAAGGCGTCGGGGGCAGGAATGACCCGGTAAAACAGTACGAAGACCGAGCCGACCGTCAATAGGCAGAACAGGTTGCTGAGCGCGACAACGGTGCGCTTCGAAAGTGCCTGCAAGCTGAGAAAGAGAAGGTCGGTCGCGCGATCAGGTGTCTCCGACGCTGTGGTGGTCGACTCGTCTTCTTGCACCAGCTCGAACCTTCGGGCTTCCATTCGGTTGCTCCTTGCTGCTTACGGCCTCGCTGAAGTCCAGGAACGAAGGGCCTTGACCCGCGATCGCGGGTTCATCCAATTCCTTGTGCTTCAGCAGCAAACCGTAAAGCGTCGTTCCCGCCTTCAAGGCATCCACCCGCTGCTCGAAAGGCGTAGTGGACTTTATCGCTTCTGCGATGATGAGGGAAGCAAGACTTTTCAGGTCGGTTTCGAACACGGTTTATTGCCCCTCGAAGGTATTGTGCTCAATTGTCTTGGGAGGCAGCGATTCAGAAGGATGAGGTTCAAATGTGTCAAGCATATGTTTTGCCATTTTCTCAGCCATGGGACCGCCCCGCATCATGATCCTAATATTTGTGAGTAGGGCAGGCTGTTCGTGTCCTTCCCCGTATTTTTCCTTTTCTTTGATCCAAGCATTAACCCGAGTTATTGCCTTGGCGACGTTTTTAGAAGGCGGAGCCAAAAATTCAGGACTTCCCGCCATTCCGAATGCCGTATTAGCTTCGGAACTTTGCAAAACATTTGCAATGCGCTCACTCCACGCGGGCTGCTGCATTCCTTGTTCTTTTGCCAAACCTGTCAACCCGCCCTTGGCGAAAGCCGCAATCGGAGGCCCCGCCATTGACGCAATGTTCAACACGTTCTCGGCAACATTCCCCTTTGGGGGTTCGCCATGCACGTTCTCAAATGGATCATCCTCGTGTGATATACCCGCAGATAGTTTCTTTGGTTGGGGCGTACCGGGAGACATAGGCTGCGTCAAAGCCGACTGAATGAGCGGAATCTGCATCGAAGCCCAATAAGGCTCGAACACCTGGATGGCTTTCGCCATTTCCTTTTCATCGTTGATGCTCTTGACCAATGCCTTGAACAGCTTGGGATCGGTCATCGCCTCGCCCAGGATGCGAATGGCGTCGTCCGGCTTGAGCGCTGCCGCCCACTTCTTGAACGCCTGCGAGCCGATCGAAGCGATCTGGATGGATGAGCCGCCATGCCCTCCGAACAAACGGGTGAACACCTTGGCGCCCGTGATGCGCGCCACAATATCGTTCAACGCCAGCGTCGCCGCCTTCTCGGATACGCCGGGTATCTTTGGGCTGAGACGGTGTAACTCATTCTTGCGGGCGGTTTCGGCGATGCGCTTGAAGCGTGCCGCCACTCCCGGCCGCGCAGTGTCGAGCGCCTTGATCACACCATCGTTGCGCTCAAACCAGTCATGAGCCGCCTTGCCGTTCACGTGTTGCATTTCGGGCGTGAGATGATCCTGCACGATCGAATCCTTGATCATTCGGTCGAAGGCCATCTGCACCAAGCCGTCCGTTGCCTTGCCGGTCGAATCACCTTCAGTCAAATCGAGCAGCTTACGGGTCTCACTGAATTGCTCGGTGCTGTGCAAGGCATTGCCGAACAGCCGGCCGGGGTCGTTCAGAAACAAGCTGACGGCATGCTGCTTCAATTTCGTGGTGCTGAGCGTTTCCGCCTTGGCGGCAGCAACCGACTCTCCCTGCGACTTGATGGCATCTTCCACCTCGCGGCGAAGGTTCTCGAAGCCTGGATGCGCAAGCGGCCCGGTGTTGTTGCGCAGCCACTGCTGGGCGCGACTGCGATTGAACTGCCCTTGCGGCATGGCGGCGGTGTAGAAATCCTGTCGTAGATACTTTTCTAAAAATGCAGGTGCGTTGCCTTCTCCCGCCTTCTGCGAAACTGCCCGCATGAAGGCCCCGAACGCGTCGATACCCCCAGAGCCTTGACTGATCACATGGTCGATCGTCTCGCCGGGTGTGACGCGCGGATAACCGGGCTCATCGTGGCCTAAGATGTTACCCACTGGCCCGCGGCTGAACGTCTGGTGAAACTCCTTGGTGGCGGCGTTTGCTTCCTTGAGCGTCTCGCCACCAGGAGCCGCCGATTTCACTCCCTGCAGGGCTTTCGAGATGCGCGTGAGATAAGCGAGGCGCACACGATCGGGCGCAAAGTCGGAGGTGACCTGCCTGATCTCCTGCTGAATTTCGCTGTCGAGATCGATGGCATCCTGCAAGCGCGCGCCGGGGCCGAAGCGCTTGGTCTCCTCTCCGCCAGCAACCTTTTTCTCGTGAAGCGGCTTCATACCAGCGCGTTGCCGCATTTCATCTGTACGAGCGTTAAGTTCGGCCAGATTCATCTCGTGCGGTAATTTCTTCGGTTTAGATGCTGGCGTTTCTTCTTCGATCTCCGCATTTTCAAAGAACCGATCCACCACATCGCCGGGGAATCGCGCGTCGCTTTCACCCGGCCGCTCCTTGTGCTCCTTCCTGATGGAGTTCAACTCGTCGTAAACCGGGTCCATGGAGACCGGCACCGCCTTGTCCACCTTCGCCCACTTGGCCTCGGTGACCGCGTGCATGTCGTCGCGCGCTTCCAGCAGGTACTGACGTGCCAAGGTGCTTTGCAGGTTCTTGAACTTCGTCGCGTCCACCTCGCTGGGAATGGCGTTGCCCACTGCCGTATCAAACGCCCGCTTGGCTTCTTCTACCGCCTGCTGCGCGCGACGCTGCACGAGTTGCGACCACTGCGCCGTCTTGGCGCGCAAGTAGGTGGCGGTATCCGGGAAGCTCGCACGACTGAATTGTTTGTCGGCCAGGATAGCGTCTTCGGTCGCCTGGTACTGCTGGTCGTACAACCCCGCCAAGTCGCGATCCTTATCCCGCACCGTGCGCACCAGTGCGATCAAGCCGGGATCCTCGGTCTGAATGTCTACCGGCACTTCTGCTCCCGGAGACAGCTCAGGCTGCTTGTCGAGCTGCTCGACGGCTTTGGGCAAATCGCTTGCCGCCTCGGAAATGTTCCGAGCTACGCGCGGCTCTGCCGAGTAGAGCGACTTTACCCAATCCTTGGCGGAACGCACGCCGCTGAACGCCGCCTTGACAGCGGAAAGACGCAGCAAGCCGGCTACCGCCCCGATGGTCTTGCCTTCATCGCCGGGAATGACTTCCTCGCCGATGAACGCTCCCGAGCCGATGGATACGGCAGGCACAGCCTCGTGATAGAACACGTTCCACGCCTTGCGGGCAAGTGATGTACCTACACTGGTAGCTTCCTTTGCAACTCCCAAAGCAGCAAACGGAAGATTTGCCCCGGCAAATTCACCTATGTTGGCGCCAAGCGAGGCCGCCCAATCTGTCACACCTTCTTGCTCCGGGGTTGATGTCGGCAAGCCGGCGCGCTCAGCGATGTTCTTGAAGTGCGCGGTTGATCCCGTATAGATCGGCTTGTCATCGCCCTTGATTGCTTGCGCAGCTTGCGCACCCATAAGAAGCGGTCCAACAAAGGGATTCCGCTCCAAGTGGCTGGCTACTGCCGGATAGTTCTTGATGAAGTCGTTCGCGGAATTGATCGTATCGATTGGAAGTCCAAGGTCTTCTACCAACCCGGAAACGATGCCGTGCCCGCTGAACTTCGCCCAATTGCTTAGGTGATCGGCAACAGCCGGATTCTGCTGCAGAGTGTCATCGATCGACAACTCGTTCTTGACCTTGGTATAGGGATTGGGCGCGTAATCTCCTCCCGCCGAAGTAGGTGTAGGGGCTTGCCCCGCTTCTTCAGCGGGGTCCATTTTCAAAGACGAATATGGATTTTCATCCATCATTGCCCCACAGCAGGCTTATGCGCGTCGCTCCACTCTTTTTCTTTTTGTGCGATCACGGCTGCAAGCGCCTTCTTGTCCTCGGGCGTCAACTGGCGGGAACGACTACGCAACGTTTGTATCTGCTCCAGCGAAAGCGCGGTCGGATCCTTGCGCAAAATCTGCACCGGATCGCGCTTCGCTTGACTCTCCGGGAAGATGCCTATTTTATTTATCCGATCAAGATTTTCCTCATCCAACAATTTACCAGATTGTTGCATTAAGTTGATATCCGATTGAATATTTCCAGTAAACGACTGCAAAGAATCGGCAATAACCTTACGGTTAAATCCTTCCGATTTATAAACTTTTGGAATTCGATCCAGCACCGCGCCTATTGTTTTAGCGTTAGTCTTACCGCTACCCTCATACAGCGAAAGCGCAGATTCTGCTTTAATATGCGCAGCTTCCCAGATCGCCGCGGGCTCGTTCACAGTCGCGTATTCGGCCGCCAGCGTCGAAAGCTTGCCGGTTGTCAGCCCTGCTACATCACCCATGTCGTAAAGAGTGTTCATCGCTGATATCAAATCGGTTGAATTTACGACGGTAGCGATATCTTGCCGATTAAAACTCTTGCTCCCTGTTACTGATTCAAGCCGTGCTTGCGCTTGCGCAGACTGCTTGGACATCCCAGGATTTTCAGCCAAAATTTCTTTCGCGCGATCCGCAATACGCCCTTCCTTGGTGGCGCTCGCTTGCGCAGCCTTAAACTCGCGTTCCGATTCCAGTTTTGCACTAGAAAGCGTATAGTTTTTATCGTCCTTGTGCAATTCCATAAGCTCAGGTACGCGAGTCAGTTCGTAATCCCCGGCCGTGCCTAAACCACCAAGCCGTCCCACTCCTGCGATTGCAAACTTCTTGTGGAGGTCTTCCAATCCCTTGTTGTACTGCTCCAACTCCTGCTCGCTCGTCGGCGGCTTGGTCACTTGCACATAGTTCTGCACAGCGGTCTGCTCGGCAGTCGTCGCCTGCTTGCCAAACGCCTGGTTCCACGCCGCTAGTATCTGCTGTGGATCGCCGCTTGCCACGCGCTGGTCTGTTTTGAACGCGTTGAGACGCAGGTTGCGATCCATGCTCTCGTCAGTAACTTTTCGCAACTCGCCAACCGCTTTAGCCCGGCTGTCCATCAGCTTTATTACGTCTTCGTCCATGCCGTTTTCCGCCAGAAACTTCACCTTGTTGTCCTGATACTTGGTTGCGGCAAGACCCAGCTGCAGCTTGCCGGCTGTCGCATCTGTCTCCATGAGTTTGACCGCATCCGCGTACTCCTGCCGCATCATGTCGTGGCGCTTGAGCGCGAGTTCGGTGTTATCCTTCCAGGCGGTGTAGGCGTGCTTATAGGCTTCCTCGTCGCCCGCCCGGATGGCGTCCATCGCAGCGGAAGAACCCTGCAGCGCGTTGATCATGGGGCGATGCGTGAACGCAGCAGCGATCATGGCGAACACGCTGCCCACCGAGCCGAACGCTTTCACGGGATCGGTGGCAAATTTCTGCTTCTGCTGGTCTTCGTTCCACGAAGGGATGTCGTGCGAGGTGGCGGCTTCGGCGTTGAACGCCTGGTGCGCGCGAACTCGCGATTCTTCGACATTAGCGGAAGTGGACGTGATGATGGATTTGTCGTCCGCGGCCTTCACGTCGGCAAGATTGCCGAGCCCCTTGGATACCTTGCCGATGTCGCCCGCGCCCGTATCGGACGGCGCGAAGATGGGATCGGCCGATTCAGGCAGGATCGTCTCGCCTTCGGCAAAAGCGTTGGCCATACCTCATGCTATACCGCAGCCAGCGGCGCGAGAGAAGCCAAGGATGACCCGATCTTGCCCCAATCCATGCTGCCGAGCGACTTGGCGAAGCCCATGATGGCGTTGGTGGTGTCTTGCTGCTGCTGGGCATCGATCGCCGCGAGCTTCTCCTGGATGCCCACTTCCATCCCTAATGCCTGATTACCTTGCGTGATGAGCTGGTTGCCGGCGTCGAACAACTGCTTCTCCAAGGCGCCCCGCTCTACTTCCGTTTGCAGCCCAAGCGAGTTTATATCCTGAGTGAGGCCGCTGTTGCCCATCGGGTTGGTATTCTGCCCTCGCGAGCCCGCTCCCTGAATCAGACGAGCCTTAGCGGCGTTCTGGGCCAGTTCCAGTTGAGCCTGCTGGGCGGGGGGTAAAGTGCCCTGCTCCAGGTACGACTGCAACCCTTGCCCTTCCGCGGTCAAATGCGAGCCCAAGGCGCCCAACTGCCCCGCTTCCCCGGTCAAGGCGTTGACCGGAGCCGAGTTCGGGTCGCCCTTGAAGATATCGTAGGCCCCCACCCCCAAGGCGAGCCCCGGTCCTGCCACATTCCCGATATTGCCCAGGAGGCCGCCCGCGCCGGCAGCCCCGGAACTTGCGATGTTCGGAAACGGCGACTGGCTGCCGCCGGTCGGATCCTGGTAGTCGTTGCCGGTCAGGTTGAAGTTCGGGTCCATCTTACACCCTTGCGAATATCTGCTTGCGCTCGAACAGCCGCCCAAGTTTCTCCTTGATAAGGTCGTGCGGCACGTCCGTCATCTCCTCCACCACGATGATGGCCACCCCCTGGTTCTTGGCCCATTGCAGGAAGTGGTCGTAGAAATCGGCCGCGCCTTCGACATGCCCTTCCTCCGCAAGCACGAAGCGCTCGCGCACTACCGGGCGGCCATCCAGCGTTTCCTCGCGCATCGTCTGCGCGAGCGCACAACCATGCTCCTGGTAGAGGAAGAGGTGCTCGTTAGAGTAGATCAGGCTCTTGAGCCACTGCATGATCTGCGGCTCGCTCAAGGTCGGCCGCGCCTTCTGCAGGCGGCGCATGATCCAGCCACCATGCTTTTGCAAGTCGGCAACCTCGAAGCGGCGCGTGACGGGCGGCGGCGCGATCGCGTTACCCTCCACTGCGGCGACGTTGGGCATCTTGGTCGTTTGACGAATAGCCTCAACCGTCATGCTGGTCGCTCCCTAATCTCGGCCTTCAACCCAATTTTATCAAGAGCACGTTTTATTTTCTGCGCTTCCCAAGAATTTTTGCAAACCCATCCTAAATCGCGTTCGCCAAATCCAGCGCCGCTGAAGTCTGAAACTCGCCCGGCCGCGTTGTGAGCAACGCTGTCCATATGAAACTCGCCATTCCAAGCGTATTTTGTCACTACCTCAACACCCATATCAAGAAACTCCTAGAAGAGAACTGGCGGCTTGGTGCTCGATGTAGTGCTGGCCGATCCATTGCGCCAAAGCGGCCTCGTCTTGCCAGTCTACCTCCGAGAGGTTGTAAGACGCAAGACCAAGCGCCTTGTCCATCGCCTGGTGCATATCCTGATGCGAATTGAGAAACCCCGCCAGACTGGCGGGGTCTTCGGGGTCAAACGGCTCCAGCGGGTATTCTACCAAGATGATGCCCTTGGTGGCTTCCACGAGGCGGATGATATCGCGATGCGAGGCAGCATTCGCGAACTGCCACCCTGCCAGATCGGTGGACGTGCGGGGAACGGCGCTGAGTTGGGCGAGAGGCATTAGCCGCGGAACCCCACGATTTCATCCTGCAGCGCTACGCTGATCAGGTTCATATCTGCCGCTTGCGTCGTGATGGTCAACCCCGTCATGACGCCTTGCTGTCCGATCGCTTGCGGCGGCACTTCGAAATACCCCGCGACCGCGGGGGTGATCACATACGGGTTGTTCGTGAACGGGGCTGCGGTATTCTCGTTATCGACGTTCACCGTAAAGCTCGGGCTTGAATTATTATAGACGTAGGCTACCCCGAACAGCCGCGTGGATGTCTTGAGATGCGTGTACCCTCCAGGCGCATCCCACAAGCGCGACTGCACCACTTTGCTAAATCCGTTCGTCGGCACTTGAAACAGCGGGTAAATGTTGAAGTTGTCCATCCCGTAGACGGTCAAGACGGAATTGATCTCGGAGCTTGCCACGAAAGTGAGCGATAAATCCTGCGTGGATGCCCACCACACTTTGCCGTCCCACATGAACAGCTTGCGCACCGACCCGCCGCTTATGGGATCGATGATGGGAACCAGCACCATCCACACTTTTCGATTAAAGACCGTCGCCTTGGCCGCGCTCAACTGCCGCCCCCCAAAATTAGCGACCGAGTTCCACAAACCGTTGGGAATGCCTGAGCCGTCGAGATCGTCGCTCACCTTGGCGAACGTCGAGCCGGCAAGCTGGTAGACCCCGATCGAGTTGGCGAGCATCGGCAGGTTGCCAAAGGTTAGCACGGATGCCGGATAGGGTGTCCCAATCTCGGGATCGGCGTTGAGGTAACTGTAGGTCGTGGTAGGCGGTGTGCCGCTGGTGGTCACACCCGAGATGTAATCGGTCGCCGAATCCCCGATCAGGAAGAGGAAGCCGTTGCTCGCCAACAGCTGCGTATAGCCTACGCGAAGCTTGCTGTTCGACGCGGTGAATGACACCCCACCGGCACTGGTGGCGAAATTAACCACGCTGCCGGGCGCGCTGGCGTTGATCTGGTTGCCGTTGGCGACCCACACGTGCCCGGCATAGGTCTCAACCGCGGTGCCCTGAATGCCGAACGGCATCAGCTCGACGGTTGCCGAAGCGTTCACAGGCGCATCCGCTACCGTCAAAGTAGGCGGCGTGTTGCTGCCGTAGAGGCCGCCGCTGGCTATCGTCACTCCTGTAATGACGCCGGCTGTGATGATAGGCTGAAACGTCGCTTGTTGAACGGGCGACCCACCACCGGAAGCTACGATCGTAGTAGAGGCACTATAATTGGTGCCCGTAGGAGTGCCGGTCACGCTGGTGACCGTGAAATTGCCGGTGTCCGATGTCGTCAACGTCGCAGTCGGTGCTCCACCTCCACGTTGATAATCACCTTTGTTGACTATCGTAACGCTCGTTATGACTCCTCCCGAAATAACCGGACTGAGAACCGCTCCCGTGAAAGTGGCTGTGCCACTCGATGTAATCGTTAAATTTAGCGTAGTAAATCGTGAATATCCACTTCCACCATTAGTAACTACGATCGAACTGATTCCCCAATCTGGGCTCCCTGGTATGTTGTTGGCAAATGTCACCGTGAACGTCGCACCACTACCGCCGCCCGTAGACGAAAGCACCGCAGTCAAAGAAGCGCCGCTGCCACCCGAATTGCCCCCTGAAAACGCAAGCGTGACCGTCTGCCCCGGCAGATATCCCGCGCCGGGATTGGTCTCGGTCACGTTCGTCACCACACCGTTATTGATCGTCGCTACGAACGTGGCACCGAAGCCGCTGCCGCCGGTCGCCACTACGATGGGGTTGGTCTTGTAGCCGGCGCCGACATTGGTGAGGGTGACGATCGGCCCGAGCGAGCCCGCCTGGTAAAGGATCGCTCCATCCCAGACCCAATAGCCGTTGAAGCTCGTATTGCCGGGGGCTGACGCGACGATGATCAGGTACTGGCTGGCCCACTGCGTAATGCCGATGTTGATCGTGGCCGCACCGGGGGCGGAACCGGGCGGCAGGATTTGCGTCGTTGCGCCATCAGACAAACGCACCTGCTGTAGGCTGCCGTCCGACAGCTCCACTGCGGCGTAGGCAGTGGATCCCAGATTATAGAAAGCAAACCAGACGATCGAAAGCGCGCCGGGGGCTGTGAACAGCTTCGTTCCTTTGCCGGGGAGCGTGCGCAGATTGCGCTTCTTGAGCGGCATGAAACCGTCGCACCACGCCATCTTGCGCTCGTCCACTCCCAAGCGAGGAACGGACGTATCGATGCCTTGAAACTCCTCGAACAGGAGAGGTTGCGGCCCCGGCGGGTAGTAAGGGTTTTCCTGCTCGGCAGTAGGGGGCGAGGGCTTCTCCAGGCTCATGGCTTCCACTGAGCATTAGCAAGACCACAGCATCCCTTGCGCGCGGCACCAAGCGGCTCCGTAATGGGCTGCCCTGCCGGCACCGAAGGCGCTGCAGGCCCCCACTGCCACATCATGCACTGCGATCCGATGCAGCGCGCGGCCGTCGAGCGTGCAACGTCGAACGGGCACCACTTGGTCGCAGCTTCGTCTTCTGTGAACATCAATAGCGGCCGTAGGGATTGACGGCCCTCCCTACCCGCGCATAGTTAGACTTGCGCAGCGTCATCTCGTCAAACAGCCCGAGATAAAATTTAGCGGCGTTGAAATTCTGCAGCTCAAGATAGCCCATGTAGGCGGCCCAATACGGGACCACATCGTCCCACGGCTTGGGGATCACATCTACGCTCTGATTGTCGGTCAAGTCCTGCGGCACGCAGAAGCAATCGAACTCCCACTGGAAAACCTGACTGGCGATCGGGTAGGCGTAGAACGATCCTTGGTTGCCCTGCCCGTACTGGGAAGCGAAGCAAGGGACGAACTGGTACTGGAACGGGTACTGCCTGATCTTCGCCTGATAGACGCTGAACGCGTACATCGGCAGCGAATAACGAAAGTTCGCATAGATGACCGACACCGACTTGATCGCGTAGACTGAATCGATGCCAGGGAACATGCTGACATCGATATCCGAGAAATTGTAGCTCTCCTGCCCCGGATTGAGCTTGTTGACTCCCACCACCGTTAAGCTGGCGGTCGCCCCCGAGCCGGTCGGATCGGAGATCGTCACTTGCGGCTGGAAATAGCCGTCGCCGCCGAAGTTGATGTTGACCGCCGTGATGATGCCGCCCGACTGCGTTGCCGAGGCTTGCGCCTGCGCACCGTTAGGGAATATCGTGGCACCGCTCGGAAAGTCGGGCGCGCTGATCGCCACAACCGGAGCCGTGTAACCCGTCCCTCCCGTCAGCACTTTGGCGGTCGTGATCTTGCCGGCGATCGGCGTCAAGCGCCGCACGCATTGCGTACGCTCCGCGATCTCGCGGCGTCCCTGGTTGATGTAGTCGATCAGGTCGCGCGGATTGATTTCCTCCTGCCGCTTCTCGTGCAGAAACTTGGTCGCCTGCTTCAGATACTCGTTGAGCGTTGCCATCGTACTATTTTTTCGGGTAGCACTCGGCTAAAACGATAAGCGGGCTGTCCTTGATGTAATCGCGCAAGCCGGTGCAGGAACCAAGGTCGTACATTTGGTAAGTGTATGTTTCCGGCATTGGTCCGCCCCGCAACATCACCACGACCAAGATAGCTGTAATCATTGCCCGCTCGCTTTCTGCAAACCGAGCTTGTTTGCGGTCGTAGAGTCAGGACTTTGCTGGTACTGCCCACGCAGCAGCGATGGATTCGAGAAGCGGCGGGCGCGTTGCACGAACGTCTGGTAGTAGCCAAACAAGCGCTCGGCATCCGCCTGCCGCGCAGAAGTCTGCGCCGACAGCAACGCCAGGTACGCGGCAAAGTAGGGTACGGCATCGGTGAAGATGTATGGTATCGCTTCCACGTCGGCATCAGCCGCCAGTGCGATCGGGTAGCACACACAATCGCAGTTCAAGGTGTAGACGAGATCGGGCGGCGGATCGAGGTAGAAGCTGCCGCTCGACATCGTGCCCGCACCGATACCCGTGATCGAACCTTGCCCCGACGCGCCTTGCCCGTATTGCGACCACTCGGACGGAAAACTGTTCTGCGGCACCGGATTGTTCAGGAAAAACGTGTCGAAATACTCCCACCCGCGCGGCCACAGCATCTTCTGACCGGACGCCACGTTGTAGGTTATGCGCCGGACGTGGATGACGCCTTGCGCCCCGGTTGCGGACGGCGTTCCGATGTTGATGGACGAGAAGCTGTAGTTCCTGATGCCGATCTGGGTCTGGATCGTACCGATGATGCGGATGCACTCGGTTTCACCCGCGAGTTGCCCGCGTGCCGAGTTGATCCAGGAGTCGATGTCCGCTGTCACATAGAGCGACAAAGGTGCTTTCGGGTTTTGAAGCAGCCTTTGAGTAGCGGTTTCGTAAGCGGTAAGAATATCACGCTCCTACGACGGCTGAACGAAGAACGTTCCCAAGGCCGTATCGACCGGCGACTTCACCACCTGCACCGACCACAAGCCCGCCTGATCCAAGAATACACCACCCAGCAGGTAAGTGCCACCCATGAAAAGGCCCACATCCGTCATGATATCGCGGGTTCCTATGAAGGCGTCGGGGTAGGACAATCTGATCACCGTGCCGTCCGGCTTGGTGATGACCATCGTCTGCCCCGGCGTGTTGGGCGGTAGGTAGTTGCCGGTCGATGCCATGAGTTCGAGCGTCATGCCTACGATGACGGGATCGAACACACTCGTCAAAGATGTGACCGCCACGTTGGTGTTGTCTTGCGCGCAGTTGACCGCGAACACCTTGCGGAACTGGATGGGAACGAGGCCGGGTATTGGGGGCGGCGGAGGCGGAACGAAGACGAAGACGGCGTTGATATCGAACCCGCCGAACAACGCGCCTGCCATGGCGGCTGAAGTCGGGCGCCGGTAGAAGGTAGAAGCCTGCACACTGTCGAAGCCAAACAGGAAAACCGGCGGCGCTACGAAAACGAAGGGCGCCTGGTTGCCGGCATTGCCGAACATCCACGAGGCGGCTTTTTCCGGTCGCGGGTGCGGCGGCTGGACGTGCTGCACTGCCCATCCGTCCACGTACCAATTGACGAAGGGACCTTCGATGCCGGTATCACCAAGCAGGATCGCGCCCGCGCGTCGTTCCGAAGCAGGATGCGGTGGTTGCACCGGCTGCACTGCCCAGCCATCAACCAACCAGTTGACAAAACCTCCTTCGATTCCGTCATCACCACGCATGACGGCGCCAGCGCGTCGTTCTGGGACAGGATGCGGCGGCTGTACGGGTTGAATTGCCCACCCATCCACGTACCAGTTGATAAATTGCGCCTGTATGCCGTCGTCGCTGCGGGCGATCGTAGCACCCTTATACGTCTTGCGCGCTGGAAGCGGCTGGAAGTCGAAGCCTTCCAAGATGGGCACCGGCGAGACAAAAACGAAAACACCTTCGTTGCCCTCATCACCTCGAAGGATGGCACCAGAACGTTCTGGCCGCGGATGCGGAGGCTGCCACGATTGAACCTCGTAGAACGCGTCAAGCTGGAACGCCGCGAACACGCTCTCTCCGCCCGCACCATTAGCCCGCTGATAAATATTGGGCTTGAACGGAAGCGGTGGATGCTGGAACTCCCAGCCCCAAAGTGGAGTCGCTACGGCCGTAAAGACAAACGGAGCTTCGATCCCGATATCCCCACCAATAAGCACACCTGGTTTAGAGCGATAAGCATACGGCGATTGCTGGAACTCCCAGCCCCAAAGTGGAGTCGCTACGGCCGTAAAGACAAACGGCAATTCGATCCCGGTATCCCCACCTACAAATGCGCCCGACGAGTTCGGCTTTGGCTGTCGAATGTGGAAGTAGGTATCCCACACCATCGGTACAGGAGCCGGGAACCCCAAAAATTCCGACTTGCCCTTCGTACCGGGATAACGCTGACGAATTGTCGGATAGAACGGTGGTTGAACCGATTGTACCTCCCAGCCAGCATTGAGCCAGTTGACAAACGGTCCTTGCGTGCCGGTATCACCCAACGCAACAGCACCCGAGCGCTCCGGTCGCGGATGCGGAGGCTGTACGGGCTGCACTTCCCAGCCGGTGTTGAGCCAGTTGATGAGCGGTGCGAAAGCGTCGTCCTGCACCGTCCGAAGCACGGTGATAGGACGCAACATCCGCCGTGCTGTAGGCTGCTGTTCGAAACCCCAGGAAATTGTCACGACAGGCGAGATAAACGGCAATTCTATTCCGCTGTCGCCTGCAGCAAGTGCTCCCGACTTCTCGCTTCTAGGATGCGGCGGCTGTAGAGGCTGAACTTCCTCTCCAACATTGAACCATTGGACAAACCTCGCTTCGATTCCGTCATCGCCACGTGCAATAGCTGCGCTTTTGACTTCGGGCGCGCGATGCGGCGGCTGCACCGGCTGCACTTCCCAGCCGGTGTTGAGCCATGGCGTATCAGAGGCATCTTGTGCGCTCGGTGCAAGAACAAGAAATAGCCCCGTTGCCGCCATCGCGGCAGCCTTGCGCAACGGCTGAGCAGGCGGCTGCACCGGCTGCACTTCCCAACCCGTGCTACGCCAAGGCGTATCCGATGCCGCTTGCCGGGGATCGACCGGCACAAAGAAATAAGTCTGGATAGGAAGAACGATCATGTGGGCGAACCTGCGAAGCCTCTAAAACTTTGCCGCATCACAATTGCCCCGATACTGCAGTAATCCAAATACAGCGGAGTACCTGCACCAGCAGGTGTATAAATGAGAACAAGGACACCGGCACCGCCATTTTTTCCAGCTGTAGCCGTGCCGCCGGTCGCATTCGCGCCGCCAGCGCCGCCACCACCATAACTTCCACCGACAGTGCCGGCACCGGCAGTTGCCGTTGAGGTTGCGCCACCGCCAGCGCCACCGCTTCCAGGGCCAGCAGCACCGACAAGATATCCCGTCCCGGATACACCGCCGGTCCAAATCGCATCCTGACTTGCGGCACCTCCAGCCCCACCATTCACGCCAAGGCCTTTGGAACCGCCACCACCACCACCACCGCTTGAGCCTGCCCCGCCTGCCCCGCCACTCGTTCCCGTCCCGGCAGTTCCCGCTCCACTTCCCAAGCGATTCGTACCGCCTACCCCGCCATCGGTTAGGTTGGAGTTGGCGTCACCACCAGCACCGCCGTTATTGGCTCCGCCGCCACCCGAGCCTCCGAAGGTAGTTGCACCGGCGCCAGCGCCACCACCGGCGCCACCGGGACCTGTCGGACCGCCTGCACCGCCACCGCCTGCACCACCATCGCCACCGGCGGTGGAACCTGCACCGCCATCGTTATGGGCTGATGCTCCAGTCCCTCCGGTTCCTCCCGCTCCTCCTGTGCCGCCATGAGTTCCAGGACCGCCCCCAACGGCAATCACAGTGTTTGTGTTGAACGTCGTATTGGTTCCGGCGGTGCCGTCATTCCCGTTTACTGTGGAACCAGTACCGGCGGCGCCGATGACGTAATTGAAAGCGGTCGTTCCAGGAGTAGCTACACTGAAATTGACGGCCTTGCGGTATTCCCCCCCGCCGCCAGATGCCCCGGAGTTGCCGAACGCGCCACCGCCGCCGGCCCCGATGCCCTCAATCGAATTGTTGGCGTTGGCCCAATCGGCGGGGCTGGTCGACGAGGTGCCCGATATGATGACAATCGTCGTGGCCACATCAATAAATCCGCAGCTTACCGCCGTTCATGCCACGTGAAATCTTGTCGTGAGCGTGAACAAGGTCCATCGAAGGCGGATGGCGACCGGTCTTATGCGCAATCGCGAGCATCGCTGCGTCCGTGGTGCTTATGCCGGTAATGAACGAGTTTGGAATGATCGCCATCGCCTCTCCAGCTTGAAGATGATGCACGCCACTGGACAGATGCGAATCGTCGTGCGGGAAGATCACACGACGCGGCGCGAGCGTATGAGTATCATAGACAACGGCGGTCAAAGTCTGCGGCATCAATTTGCTGGCGTGCGGAAGAACGAGTTGAAGTCGCCAGAGATTGCGGTGTCGATATGTACGTCGGTCACCAAAGCAGCCTGCGCTGCGGCATTGGCAGCCGATAGCACGACAGTTCCCGCTGCCGTCGCGTCCGCAATAACAGATGCGTTTGCCGCTACTGCCTGCGCGAAGATAAGCTTGAAGCTATCCGGCGAGTTCATCACAGCAGCCACGTATGTCTCACGCTCGCGGTGAAACGCCACAGTAACGGCTTCTGACTTTATATTGATGCACTGCGCCACGAGCGACTGCCGCACGCGGTTTTGGAACGTCGGGTCAGCAGCAAGGAATTGCTGGTCGCTGTATGAAGCCGCCATCTTATACTCCTATCATGGGGTGTAGCATCCAGGCGGAGTCGGGATGACGGCGCCAGTTACAGAGTCCGTGTTGTTCTGCCAGAGGCAGCCAGGCGCAGCTTGGTTCTCGATGTCGGTGTACCCGTAGTATCCCTGCTGCATCACGTTGTTGGTGACTTGACAGCCCTTGGTTGGTGTGCCGCCGGTGTTGAGCACATAGATCGTGTACGATGTCGAGTGCAGCCCCGAGACGGGGACCGGCGTCTGCTGGAGCATCTGGTTGCCGTCAACAATCATCCCATCGATCGAGCCGTAGTCGGTCTTGATGAAGACGACAGCCGTGTCGAAGGAAACCATCGTGTTGTGCCGGATGGTATCGGCTCCACCACCTCCGCCAATGTAGATGCACTCGTAATGGCCACTCGGCGGGCCGCGCATGTCGTGCATGTAATTGTCTTGGTAGAGGTTACCGCCGTCAGAGGCGATGCAATGCGTCATCCCAGACATATCGCAGCGCAGAACCTGAGACCCGGAACACTGGAGATTGGTACCGCCAATTCCAGGAACGCTGTTGAGCAGCGTGCAGTCCTCGATCAGAAGCCCTGTCGTACCACTGGCATCGACGCAGGTGAAGACCTGTCCGGCCGAATCTACCCAGCAGTTCTTGATCGTCACATTGGGAGCGGTGACCCTGATCTGACCGCCGACGATCTTGAGATTCTGAACGACAGCCCCCGCCGTGGACACAGTGATGCCGCCGGAAGCCGTCAGCACAGTCCCGACTGGAACACCCGTGTTCGTCGCATTGGGAAATCCGGTCAGCGGGGGTGGGGGAGGAGGTGGAGGAGGTGGAGGAGGTGGAGGAGGTGGCGGGGGATTGACTGCTGCCTGCAACGTCAGGCTGATCAACGCAGCCGGACCGGTTCCGTTGGCATTTTTCCCGGTGACACTGATGCTGTACGTCCCAGGAGGAACCACAACCGTTTGGCTCGTGCGCAAGTGCATCGTTGCCACGTAAGCCGCAAAGTAGTTGTTCGGATCGCCGGAAATCACCAAGCTGGTGCACGGAATGTCTGATGCCAACGTTCCGATGAGCGTGTCAAGAACATATCCCGCCGGCACCGTGAAACTCGCAGGCTGGACGTGAGGTGTAGCGCCGCCAACGTTGCCGCGCTGCTTTTCCCACAACTTTGCAGCGTTATAGAATGTGATGTCCTGGGCGCTCGTTGAGCCTGCTGGGCCTGCCGCCAGCCACGCATTGAGAGCGGCGATGAAGGTCGCGTCTTGTGCGGGTGTAGTGGACATCTTGTTTCTCCTTAAGGGGTAAAGCAGTTGGCTGGAGGTGGTTGCACGGTGCCTGTAAAGTAATCGCGGTTGTTCTGCCAGAGGCAACCAGGAGCGGCGTGGTTGGATACGCTTCCGTAAACGCCAAGGCCCAACTCAATTATGTTGTTGGTGATCTGACAGCCAGTCGTGGTCACCAGGGCCTCGATCTGGATCACGGTTTGTGTTGGCCCTAAGGTTCCAAAAGGAGTTCCCTGACGGCACAAATTATTGTCGATGATCGTGCCGGAAACATCCCCGGAAGTATTTTGAACAAAAATATCGGCCGTATCGAAGCCAAAAAACGTATTGTGCCTGATAACAACAGATGGAGGTGGAGTGTCTCCACCCCAGTATATGTTTTCAAAGTGTGCACTGTTACCACCAGCCATGTCGTGCATATAATTGTCCTGGACCAATGGCGTTGTGCCACTGTCTACGGCAACAGAATGCGTTGAACCGGAAATGTTGCATCGGAGAATAGTAGCGCCTGCAGCTAGTATCGCTTCAGGCTGGCCAGTGAGCTTCGGGTTGCTATCGAAAATAGTGCAGTCCTGAATCGTGACGCCATTTATATTATCCGAACCAGCAGCACTAATACCGAAGAAGCTCCCATTCATATCGATCATGCAATTTTTGATTATGCAACCAGAGGCCCCAGCTTTTATCAAAATACCGGGCCCTCCACCCGTGGCCACGATATTCAGACTGTCAATAATCGTATTTGGTGTCGTGATCGTTACATTTCCCGAGTTCGTCAGCACGGTCCCGGGTGGAACGCCAGTGTTGCCTGGCCCGGGGAAACACCGGCCTTGCACGAGGATGCCGGGGCAATTTACCGCTCCCAGCGGATAGTTTAATGGGGTGACTCTCCACATCACCATTCACTCGCTGCAAGGCTGGGAGTTATAATGGGAGACGCTACTAGCGGTTTAAACGCCATGATTCCCGTCAAGAAATCATTCGTGCCGGGCGACGTAAATGTTGCCGCGACTGCACCGGCTGAACCTTGAATTTTGAACTCCGTAATGAAGGTAGCAGAAACAGCGGGAGATTGAGCGCCGGTGAATCCAGTTCCAATCGATATTCCTTCGCTGTTGATGCTGACCGAAGAACCGTAGATCAGATCTCCGTTCGAAGTCGTCGTCACGTTGCCCGAAGTAACTGCATCAGTTCCAGCCCCCGGCGCAACCTGGTTGCTCATCGCCGAAATCTCAAAAGCGCCGACGTTAGAAAATTCATCGGCCATAATAGTCTGATGCGTTCGCGCGACATTCAGCGTAGCTGTAATGGTCTGCGGAGCATTGACTGCGTTGAGAAAAAACGCCGTCCACCATGAAAAGGTATCTGCGGAATCTCTTTTCAAGTCTCGAACCGTGTAAACGTTTCCTTTATCGTCTTGAACAGTTACAGTTTCCGTGCCGTCGCTACCCCCGATGCCACCGCTTACAATGACTGAATCGCCAACACCAACTGAACTAGCCAACGTAACCGCAACAGTCAGCGATGACGCCGCTCCATTCTGATGTGTGTTGCCTTGGATATATACCATTAGACAACTCGTCTAACCTTCTTCGGCTCCGCCAGATCATCTGCAATGCGCGCGATCACATCGCCCCACTCCTTGGCCGTCTTCTGTCGATAGATGCGCACCGAAGGGTACCACGGGCTGCGGGTGTTCCACGGGGAACCTGGGCGCTCCGCCATCCAGTGCCACGAGCCTTCCGTGTGCATCATGAGCCACGTCGGCTTGCCCATGGCGCCAGCCAGATGCGCGATCGAAGTATCAACCGTGATGACGAGATCGAGGCACTCGATCAAAGCGGCAGTGTCGTCCCAGGAGGGATTCTCAGGAAGCATGTCAAGTTCAGACCACGCATACGGAATCTGTTCTCGCTCAGGACCTACCTGCAAAGAGACAAAAAAGTCTCTAGGGCAGCTCTGGGCGATTGGAACCAAAGTATCGAAATGCATAGATTTACGCCGGCCATATTCAGCAATCCATATTCCGGTATCGCGAATGCCGGATGACCAGCACAGCCCGATCTTTCGTCGATCTTTTGGAAGATCGTAACATTCACCGAGTTTCGAATCAGCCTTCAGGTACGCCCCAAACCACGGAACCGTGTTCACGTCCGTCTCGAACACCGCCGGCAACGATCCGATCGGCAGATGGTAGTCGAACATCGGCAGTCCGATAGCCCCCGGATAATCCGCCGCCTTCGGGACCACCTTCACCTCGGGGAAGCTGCGCTGCACAAGATCGACCATGCCTTCATGCGCCTCGTAGCGCACATCGTACCCCCGATCCGCCATCAGCTTGAGGTATCGCACCATCGCGATCTGGTCGCCCAACCCGGCTTCGCAGTGGACGTGCACACTGGCAGGCGGCAATTCCTTGCCCGTCCACAACGGCTTGACGAATCGCTTGAGCGGCATGGAAAGCGCGGGGCTGTGCTTCTGATCCTTGCGATACTCGTGCTCGATCCAGCCCTCCCGGTAACGCCCAAGCGCATGCAGCGCCAGCGATCGATTCCAATGCGCGCTCGCCTGATCGAAGCAACCGCCGTCTATCGCCTTCTGGTAAAGATCAGCCGCGATCTCGTGGTTTCCCTGCCGGTACGCCACCATCGCCAGAACGTGCGTTGCATCCGCAGCGCGATCGGTCTTCAATACCTCCTCGCACAACCGTCCCACCAACTCGTAGTCTTCCACGTCCATCGCGATCGTCATGCGATCGAGCATCGCATCAGGACTTTCAGGCGCCAATTCCAACTGCCGGTCATAAGCCGCGATGCACGCCTTCGCGTTGCCGTTCTCCATCTCGGTCATGCCGAGAATCTTCCACGCCTGCGGATAATCCGGCTCGATGCGCGTCGCCTTGGCGGCTTCCTGCTGCGCCAACCTGAGACTGCCCATCGGCATGTAGGCGCGCAGCGCCATCTCCAGCCGGTAATCGACCGCCAACGGGTCCGCCACCAGCGACTCGCGGTACCAGTCGGACGCGGTGCCATATTTGCCCTTGGTCAAGGCGAGACGTGCGTAGAACAAGCACGCCTCACCGTAAGCGATACGCGCCGCGCCACTGCCGGGCGGCGTGCAGCGCCCCAGAATCAGCCGGTAACAGGTGTCGGCATCCACGTTCCGGCTGGCTTCGACATACGCCCTCGCCCGTTCGATCAGATCGGCCAGCGCCTGCGATGGCTCCTTCTCGGGCGCCACCATCTTGATCCACCCGACTTGCCATCGGGAAAACAGCAACTCGGCACCCACCTCCTGCGCGTACTGCGAGATGAACATCCCCTTGCCGGTGATCTCATTGCGCGGCATCAGCGTGTCGTCGTACATGGTCGGCGAATCATCCACAACCACGAGCGTGTCGGCACGAATAGCGGGAAGAATAGCCATCAGCTCGTTAATGTGGTGCGTGGCAGCCTTGATCGGCTGAGTGCGCAAGAGGTCGAAGCTGTCGAGATAGACCAAATCGATATCCGTGCGAGAAGGGTCTACCGATATAGCAAGCTGTTTCAGCCAGGCTACGCTATCGCCGGTATGGATTGTCACCCTACCACTTACTAAATTCGTACACAGTTTCGTAGCTTCTGGGTCAATATCCACGCTGAAAACAAACCCTCCAACCGCCTGCACATAGCGATCAAACATAATTGTGCTGCATCCATCGCCGCTCCAATTGCCGGGCTCGCGCACGCAACCAGTCTCGACGATGCGAACCGAGCGCTTGAAGGTGTCAAGATACGAAAACATCGCGGCGAACGTCTCCGCGCGATCGGCAAGCTTGGGACGGGCCTCCGCGTCGAACCACTTCCAAAATGCGTTCAAATCAGGTCTCCAATCGGGTTCGATCGAACAGGCTGCAAAACGGTGGGATCGAGCGGAGGTGCGGGAGGAGGAAGCCCGTCAAGGATCGCTTGCGCCGCCTTGCGCCGCCGCTCGATCTCGAACGCCTTCTCGCCCTCCACCTCCAGCGGGTGCTTGCGGGTACGCTCGTCCCCCACATAGCCGTCATCGTACTTGCGCACGTTTCCAGTGCCCGCGCAACGGCGGCAGCCAAAGCCGGGCTTCTCAGTGCAATCCGGGCACGCCGTCATCACCCAGCGAGTCCATGGCTCGCCCTGTACGCGCTCGGTAAACACGTGCTCGGTCCCCGCTTCGAACTTGTTGCAGCCGAAGTCGGAAGGCGTCCTGAAACCAAGAAACTCGCAGTGGCCGAAGCCGGGCTCCGACTCAAAAACCGGGATCGTAACGCCGCTATCGTAAAGACGCTGGCGTTTAATCGTCCACGAGCCGCAGCCGGCGCAATTGCCCATCAGTAGCACTCCCACCCCGCCATCTCGACGCGCCGCCGAAGACGGCCCTCCATCTCCTGTCGTTCACACTCCTTCTCCCAAGGCCTACATGGCTTGCCGGCACATTCGAGGCAAATGAGCTTCATGCAACCCCGGCAGATTTCGACGTAATTCATCATCTCCTTCATGGATGGAAACTCGGTCCCTGTCTGGCAATGCGCGCAGCTACTATGATGGACTTCCTTGAGGTTACCGCTCCAGCAGCAACCTTCGAAGTACTGGCCGATCGAGCCGGGCTTAAAGCGCAGGAGGGTGGGCATCGACTAGTTTCGCTCCTTTACGAAAGTTGTCCGGCTGCCACAAGGGTTGCAAATTTGTAAAGTGAAAACAAGCCCGTTGCTGTTCTGGCTTAGTCAAATCAAACGCCGCACAAGGACGGATATGATCGCAATGCCAACACTCTTGTCCTAAGCCATAATTATCCCAAGTCATACCGGGAGTAAATTTATGTTCGAGATACCCCATCAGATGCTCAATCGAACATCCAACCAGCTCCATCGTACCGGCAGATTTATTACCAACCGCGTTGCGAATTGCCATAGCTAAGCGGCTAGCAAGATTCGCTCGAATCGCAAAAGCTGGATATTTTTGTCGCTTATTCTTACGATATGCTTGAATTTTGTCACGATTACGTCGCTGATAAGCGCCATTCAACGCAACATGTTTCTCTGGAAACTTTTCCCGATAGCGCCGCGTAGCAGCTTTATGAACTTCGGGATTTTGTTTGCGGTACTCTTTAGTGTAGCTAGGATTTTCTTTGTGGAATCGCCGCTGCCTAGCCAAAGCTAGATCAGGATGACTACTGTGCCAATTTCGATTGTGCTGCTTATCACATTCGTAACACGAATAGCTTCTAACCCGACGAAAACCAACATGCCCGAAACGCCGACAAGGCGTATTTGACCAAAAATAAGCGAGGCCCTTCGCCAGAGCCTCGGCCCGCGTGACAACCTCAAATGCCATGAGATCGTCACTAGCACGGAAAAAGCTATCTTTCAAGAAAGGAAATATTCCCGACCACGCTCTGAGTGTATCCGCCCGATTGAGCGCGAATACCAACGCCGACGATAGTAGTCGCAGGTATAACTATGTTATCGCCGTCGTCCAATGCGCGCCAGCGATAGCTTCCACGCTGATTCACGCTCCAATTTTTCAGCGAAAGTCCGTTGCCCGCCGTAGTATACGTCAGCTCACCTGTGTTGTTATTGAAGAACAGGCAAAGCGGCGAAGCATCCGCCGTGTCAAGCAGGTTGGGGACAACGCTGGTAGCGGTCAGGATGGCGGTGGACGAGAAGCGCGAAACATCCCACTGCACGTTGATATCGGTCGAAGCGAGCGCGCCATAATGCCCAAACTCGATCTCGTAGAGCTGGATGCGCCGCGCCTGAACCGCCGACGTAGCGTACAGCACGCCCGCCGTCCGATAAGTGGTCGTCATCGTCGATTGGGCGATGGGAGCTTCAAGGTTCGCCATTTAACGCTCCTTTAGGGAAACAGCGCCCGCAAGACCGGCGGCTGTCCTGGTATCGATCGCTCGGCATCGATCTGATAAAGCCCTTGCGCGCCATCAGGGCCTTGCACCAAAAACGCCAAGCCCTGCTGCATCGCGAGTTGCTGCGAGCCCACCTGGGCTTGCGCGTCATTCAGCACGTACAGCTCGTCCACCTCGAACAACGTCGAGTTCAATCCTGAAGTCGTCTGGCTGTACGTCGCTGCCATATCACGGCGCCGGTTGCAGAACTGCGATATCGGGACGGCTGCCCATCACCAACGCAAGCGTCGCGAGCGTGCTGGGAGCCGTGCCGGAAAGCGGCAAAAGAACGATGGACGGAGCACCTTCAAACAAGCCGCCGTCGAAGATGGTCGCCGCCTGCGCCGAAGTCAGCGTGGTCGTGGCGGTGCCGGCCACCTGGATGCCGGCTTGCAGCGGGCGCGGCTTCCACGCGAGCCCAAACGATTCGGACGTAGCCGAGATGGCGCCAGCCGGCGGCACGCCGCCCGCCGAAGTGATGCCTGCAAACGTGGTCGAGCTGTACCCAACGCCCACGCCCGATACCGTTGCCGATACGACCGTCTGCATGACAATCGCGGTCAGCGAGGCCGCCGAGCCCGCGCCGCCCACCGTTAAGGTGATGTTGGCAAGCGAAGCGTTGGCCAACGGAGCGCCGTTGTTGGTCACGAGCACGCCCGTGAGCGACCCCGAAGCCGTCAAGGTCACAACCAGCGAGGCGAGCGTGATGCTGGATCCTGCTAGCAGGTTCGGATCGAACGGGCTGGGGAGAAGAACGATCGGCGGCGCCGAAGGATATCCCGCGCCCTGATTGGTGAACGTGAAGCCCGTCAAGGTACCGCTCGACAGGACCGGGTAGCCGTTGGCAGCGATGCCGCCCACGCCGTTGGCGTTGTTCGAAGCCGGCGGCGGAGCGGGGATGAACGCGATCGGGGCGATGCCGTAGCCGGCACCATTCGCCGCCAGCGTGCCACCCGAAGCCACGAGCGCACCGCCGATGATCGGCAAGAAGCTTGGAGGCGAATTGCCCGCTAGCGCCACCGAGGTGACCGTGATGGTAGTAGTTGCTTGCGCGTAGCCCGAGCCCGCAGCCGTGATGCTGGCTCCCACCACGCACCCGGTCAAATTGGCGAGGCGGCAGTTGAAACCATCAGAGCTGAGGTGCATCAGCCCGTTTTCCCAGCCGCCGGACGCCGCCACATACCAGGCGTTGGTAACGGGATCGAGAAATTCGAGAACGAGGTACATCCCGAGAGAAACGTACCAGTCGCCGGCGGGCACCTGCAGGCAGGTTCCAGGCGCCAACGTCACGCGGTTGTTGGAAAAATCATAAGGCGCGTTCTGCAGTTCCGTAGGGTAGAGGTTCTGCGGAAGCGGCAGGCCAAGACCGGGACCGGAAAGGAAAGGCGGCATCGTGCGTGCTCCTCAGAACTGCGCGCTTGAAATGTTGTAAATCCAGGCGCCTGAACTCGACTTGGCCGAAACAATATCGTAGCCGACCACGACCACACCTTGCTGCCCGACCTGCCCCAACGGCACCAGCGAGTAGAACCCGCTGAAGTCGAACGCGGCATCCTCCGAGAGGTACATCGCGGTGTACTTGACGTTCGGGAAGAAGGCATTCCCCTTTGGACAGAAGTGGTCGGCGAAAATCGGTATGCCAGAAATGTTGATGTTCGGGAAGCTCGACCGCACCGCGGTATCCATATTGTAGGAACCGCCCGGATTGACAAACTGCGTCTCCTGCGCGGTCAAACTTAAACTCAGCGTAGCGAGATCGCCGGGCGCCATGACCCCAAAGGTCGGCGCTTCGCCGCCGGCCGCATCCGTGATCTGCGCCAGGGCAACCGCCATGCTCTTGTTCGTAAAGCCGACCGTCGCGGGCGAAGTGGTGGCGCCCGTCGTGATCGAGTTCGCATTGATATACTGACCCTGAAATGCGGAGTTGCCGGGCGCGAGGCGGTTGATACCGCCGTAAGTCGGGAAGTTCGTACCGTTGTCGAATGCGCCCTGGAAGCTGTCGGGCAGCAGCGGGTTCGCGGAGTTGTTAGTAAACTGCAAACGTCCCATATTCTGGCGCGTCACCGCGAACACGTCGTTCATGCGCGCCTTGAGAATCGATATTTCCCGATCGGTCGCCTGCAGCACCGTCTCGCCAAAAGGAAGCGGAACCGGCACCACCCAATAGGCGAGGTTCCACTGGCCGTTCTGAATGCCAGGCGTGATGACGGGCGAGTTGAAGCCGCCGCCGTAGCCGGTAAAAGATCCCTGTACCATCGACTGGCCTTGCAGGGGAATCGTAACCTGGTTCAAGCCGCCGGCTGCCCGCTGGGCGTTGCCGGTCATGTAGAACAGGGTTGGTGAGCCGAAGTAAATCTGAACGAACAAACGAGGAACAAAACACCTACGTGTGGTTGCAGCGAGTTCGTTGTACAAACTCCCGGCTGCAGGCGCGACACCGATTCCAGGGAGGGGCACTCTAGTCTCCTCTACATTTATCTGGTTGGCAGAGCCTATATCCAGCAGCTTCCACCAACTCGGGGTAATCCCTCAACAACACGAGGGCTGCAGCAACTTTATCAGCCACGCGTTGCCCGCACGGCTGAGTCTTCACCCACAGCTCTAGGTTCTCAGGGCGGTTATCCGCTCGATTACCGTTGATGTGGTGGACATTTTCGTTGCCGCGGAGTGAACGCCCTAAAACGCGCTCCATAATCACGCGGTGCATCTTGAGCTGCTTACCGTGGGCAACCTTAACTACGTGATACCCGTCCTGAGAAATGTGCCCTTTGGGAAGATCGCCGCCAGCACGCTGCGCCTCTCTCGCGGCAAAACGGCTTTCATGGAAACACTGCGTCGTGCAGTATTTTTGAACGAAATCCCAACCACCTTCACGTTTTCCACCCAGCATATCCCTACGGCGAGAAAATGTACCGTGGCATCCTTGGCATTCGAAAGTGGGAGCTTCTTCGGTCAAATCCCTAGGATGGCGATGCGCGGCCTCGTAGAAGCATTTCATCGAACAAAACGGCTTCTCTCGCCCGTGCTTTTTTTCATAACCACGAGCAAGAGAACCCCGCATAAAAAACGTTTCGCCACACTGGCGGCAAACACGCGATACGTCAGTGTAGACACGAGGGCGTCCAGCAGGATTCGACATGAGAATGGCTCCTATAGCGGCGTTAATGCCACTACCGGGTATCTCACATCGATCTGTGGAATGCAAGTGCATTACCGGCGCTGCCCCCGTACCTCTGATAGCGTCTTGTTGACCATCGAATTGAGCAACGACTCGCTGTTGCCCTTGGTCTCGATCATCTTCTTGATATCGGCGTCAGCGTCGTTGGTCACGTCGTCCATGAAGTTCCACGCACCCGAGCCGCCGGGCGCGATCGGAGGCGGAGGCGGATTGCGACGCTCGAAGATCGCCACGGCGTCCTCCACGTCGAGAAGCCCCTTCTCCTCCATGATCGCCTTGACCTTGGCGATACCGTCGTCCATCCAGCCTTGCGCCTTGAGCGAGGCAAGACCGGAATCGACGCGCGAGGTAAGCGCGAGCAGGTTGGCCTTGCGCTCGTTCTCCGCCTTTTCGTCGGCAAGCTGCTTGGTCAGGTCCGCGATCTGCTTCGACACGGCGCCAACCGCATCATCGACCGGCTTGAGCATATCGTTGGTCGGTGTGGGAACGTTCGGATCCACTTCCTTGTGAAGCATCTCCAGCCGCGCCTTGCGCTTGGGGTCGGCCGTGATCTTGGCCAGCACGTCCTTCAAGCGCCGCGCTTCGAGAATCTCGGCCTCGTCAACTTCAACCTTCGGCATGGCTTACTTCCCGCCCGGATTGCTGCCGGCCGCGGCAACGTGCGACACCCCGAGCTTGGCTTCCTTGTGCTGCGCCGGCAGATGGCTCTTGCGCCCACCGATCTCGATCTCCTCCATGTTGACGCGCACGATCTGCTCGTCACTCTCCGGGATCGACTTGGCTGCGTTCTGAAAGATGTTCAAGTTCGACATCGTGATTCTCCTCAGTAGCCGTGCCCGCGGCGGGGACGGTCAACGGAATGGGTTTCGAGCGTGGAGTTTTTTCGCTCGCCCGGCGGCGGCGTCTTGCGATACGCGCGAGCTTCATCGGAGGTCTGATCAGTGCGGCAAGGATGCTCGGCAAGCGCGTCCGCCATGGTATCGTTGCATTTGAAAATGTTTTCGCGGCTCATGCGGCGGCTACCTGCGGCTGTGCTGCGCCCTGCTGGCGTTGCGCCATGATCGCCTGCATCTGTTGATTGTTCTGCGTGTTCTTCATCGCCATGTTGTCGATCTGGTTCTTCTCGGCAGCAGGCGTGACGGAACCTTGCGGCACGTACTTCGAGCCCTTCTTGATCATGTCCATGATGGCCATGCCCATCTCGGAGGTGGCACCAGCCATCGGGATCAACTCTCCAAGCTGCTTCAAGACGAGTCCCAACTTCTGCGCAGCCGCCGCCTCATAACCACGGTTCGGTGTCGGCCCCGTTGCCGGGGAAGAACCAAACGGAGCTTGTTTGGCTGCCGGCTGACCCGCAGCGGCGGGTGCAGAAGCTGGGATCGCATCCGGCATTACTTGCGACCGTGCCGGCGGCCTCTGCGGTGACGAACGATCATGGGAAGCCTCCATTGCCCTAGCGGAATGCGAGGGTGTCGCAAGGGTCGGCTCTATTGACGGGCAAAACAATGACTGATAACTTGGACACTCGCAGCAACCAATCCATAGCAATCTCATTTTCGGAGCTAAAATTGCCGAAACGCAGAAACGAAAACGCGCAAACCACCGCGTTGCTGGCGAGGAAGTACACCGATCCTACCGCTCCTCCGGACGATGCCTGCCTTCTGACCCTGCGCGAAGCCGCCTACATCCTTCGCGTCTCCTACAAAACGCTTTTCAATCTGACCCGACGAAAGCAGAACGCCCCGCCCTCCATCCGCATCGGAAAATATTCACCCCGCTTCCCGCGCGACGACTTCATGAAGTGGGTGCACAACCAAGGAAGATGAAAATGTATAGCTTGACGATCGCTTTTGGCGAGACGCCCGCGACGTGGCGACTTCTATTTAAGACGGAAGAAGCCGCAATCAGCACCTACAACGCGGTGTTGAAATCTCCAGAAATCCAGGAAGGTGTCAGCGTCACCGATGATTTCGGACAATCATGCTACATCAGCCCAGCAGCAATCCTTGCTCTCATGCTCGAAGACCTTGACCGCTCCAAGCTGGCAGGCGTCGAGATGATGCTGCACAACGCGCGCACACAAGCGGATGCCAATGTGCGGGCGCGCAACGAGCCTTCGTTGCGGCAAGCGGCGCAAGGACCGAGCGTGTTCGTTCCCAACAATGGGCGGATGAACGGTTAAGGTGTACCGCCACCTCGGCCCCCTTCGTCTGTGAAGGCCATAACGTATAGAAATAGAATCAGAAACAAGGCGCCGGCACTTATCCCGACAACCAGTTGCGCCATTTCCTATCGCTTCCCGTGTCCATGCTTGAACGACTCAAGCAACAACTCGGGATGCTCCTTGAACAACTTGGCCTGCTCCGCCTCGTGCTTGCGGTTCTGCGCTTTCGCCTCCGCCTTGTTGGGCAGAGCCACGTTGTCGATCACGTACTCGGTCTGCACGATACCCGTCTTGTGCGCGGCCATCACAAGCTGAGTGTTCTCATCCGAGAAGATCGGGCTGGAGCTGTGAGAATCAACCGTCACGCGCCAATCGTCGGGGAGGTCGGTCAGCAAAAAGCTCGTCTCTTCCACGTCCTTCACGGGGTCATCAGCCTTCGTCCAGTACTTGTGCGGATCCTTGGCTTCCTTGATGGTCAAGTCGAGATCGGCGCACTCCGCGCATTGCCGCTCCACCAGCAGCGCGCGGTCGCGCAACGTCGGCGACGCCATCTTCTGGATGAGGTTGGCGTGGTTGCCGGCGCGCACTCCTGACTCGCCCTGCCCCTGCATGATTTTCGGGAAGCCCGCCATCTCGTTGATTTGGTTGATCAGAAACTCCACAAGCTGCAACGCCTCGGGGGGAATCTTCGGCGTCAAGTCCTCCACCTTGCCGCTCTGTCCGAGGTTGGCGAAACCAGCCTGTCGAAACTGCGCGTAGAGTTCGTCCGTGATCGTCGTATCGCCCGAAAACGCCAGTATCTTATCGATCTGCAACCCGAACAACCGCTTGAGATCGTCACATATACCCGACAGGAAGCCTTGCGCCTCGATCAGATCGATCAACTCGCTCCGCCCCCAGAACCAGTTCGTCACCTCGTTCGGCTGAATCTTCCTGTACGGCTGCATCTTGGGCACGCCCAGCAGGTTCGCCTTCTTGTGAATGGGCGCAATCAAGATATCCGGCTCGACAAACTGAATGGTCGTGTAATCCTCCTCGTCCTTCACCCACAACTCGTGAAACTCGACCGTCTCGGCACCGATCACCGGCCCCATCACCGAATAGTTAGCATCGTTGAAGAT